TTTGGGTCTGACAAAACATCTACCAATTTCACCATCACAATGCCTGCTAACACAGCGACAGCAGCATTGATCCGTTCTTCTAATTAAGGAGCCTCACATGAGCTTGGACAAAATCACCGCTACCGACCAAGTAGCAGCAATCACAAAATACAACACCATGCCTTCTGATGAGATGGCTATCCACGGTACATACCATGCTGTTTGCTACAGCATTGATGGTTTTGTTAAGTGGGACGAACCTATTCAGAACTTAGTAACGACTGTTGGTAAGAACTTGACCTTGGATACCATCCTTGGTAACTCAGCCGCTGGCGCAGTTGTGATGGGCTTAAAGGGCGTGGGTTCGGCTAACGTTGCAGATACACAAGCATCCCACGCAGGCTGGTTAGAAGTGGGTGGCACTAACGCTCCTGCATATTCTGGCAACCGTCCTACACCTTCATTTGCTTCTGCCGCCGCTTCTAGCAAGGCTACATCTTCTGCCGTGTCATTCTCTATGACCAGCACAGGTACTGTAGCGGGTTGCTTTATCAACATTGGCGGTAGCGCAACTAAAGATTCAACCACTGGCACATTGTTCTCTGCTGGTGATTTTTCTAGTTCTAAGGCTGTTGTTAATGGTGACACGATTGCGGTTACGTACACATTGACATTGACCTAATATGGCAAACGGGTGGGGCGATAATGCTTGGGGCGATCTAGGCTGGGGTGGTGAAACCACCTATGAGGTCAGCGTCACCGAGTCATTAACGAACGGCTCATCTTGGGGACAAGATACTTGGGGTTCTGGGTCGTGGAACGGCACGGCAGGTATTCAGGATATTCAGACTGTCGTTGTCACGTTGAATGTGGCGGTAAGTGAGACAGCGGGAATAGCGGATGCTGAGTCTGTTCTGGTTGCGTATGCGGATACTGTTGCTGAAATTGTGGCAATTGCTGATGTAAACGAGGCAATAACCAGCTACAACGTCAGTGTGGCAGATAGCCAGACCATTACAGATGACGAGGCCGCGCAGACAAGTTACACAGAAAGTGTTGCGGATTCGTTAGGGATTGTGAGTGTAGAAGAAGTAGTTGCTACATTCTTGGGTAATATATCGGAGTCGATTGCAATAGCAGAAGCACAGGTGGCTGTGCTGATTATGACCATCGTAGAGTCGATGGCTATTGAAGAAGGAACGACTGTAGGTACGTTTTACCAAGAGTTTTTAACTGAGTCTGCGGTAATCGTTGAGACAAATGGCGGGATTGCAAATTACAATTTGAGCGTGTCGGATACGATGGCATTGACAGAAATAAACGGTGGACGTTACTTGTGGGAAATTATTGATGACACGCAAGGCGTAAACTGGCAAAATATCAGCAATCCGCAAACACCGGGCTGGGGTGCTGTTGATACAACGGAATCGCCCGGTTGGACAGTAATTTCTACTCAGTAGGAGCAATAAATGGCAAAGACATCCCTTATAGGTCTAACCCTTCCGGCAACAGGTACGCTGTCCGGTCAGTGGGGTGACACCATCAATAACGCCATCTCGCAGATTGTGGATGTTGCCGTTGCTGGAACTCAAACAATTTCTGCGGATGCAGACATTACGCTGACTGTTACTGAAGGCACATACGCAAGTACAGGTCTGACAGCCAATAGCTCTCAGTACGCAGTGATCCTATGGACTGCTGGCGGTACAGTTACCCGCACAATCACAGTCCCTGCACAGTCTAAAACTTATGTGGTGATTAACAAAACATCCAGTACTCAGTCAATTACCATTCAAGGTGTGACTGGTACAGGCGTTACTGTAGCGGCTGGTACACGGGCTATTGTGGCTTGGGACGGTACTAACTTTGTTAATGTGGGCGGTGGCTCTGCGGCTGGCTCCAATACTCAGGTTCAGTTTAATAGCTCTGGCGCTTTTGGTGCTTCTGCTAACTTGACTTTTGACGGTACAACGCTGACAGCCAATGACATCATTGATTCTTCACTGACAGCCAGCAAGCCTGTATTTACAAACGGCAGTAAGAACTTGGTGTCTACTGGAACTCTTGGTGTAGACCAAGGCGGTACAGGTCTAACCACGCTGACTGCTAACAACGTCATTCTGGGTAACGGCACTTCAACACCAACTTTTGTTGCCCCCAGTACTGCTGGTAATGTGTTGACATCTAATGGTACAACTTGGGCATCAACAACCCCAGCCGCTACTGGCGCTACTCGCGGTCAAGCAGTGGCAATGGCTCTCGTCTTTGGCTTTTAAGGAAACATCATGGCAAATCCAAATATTGCTGGCAGTTCAACCACGATTTACGGTGTAACTACCTATCTAACACCCGGCGGTACATCTGCCGTGGTTCTTCTTCCTAATGCTGCTTCTAGCGGTCAAGTGATGAAGATCAACCAGATCGTGGCTGCTAACGTCAGCGGCTCTGCGGCAGTAAATACAACTGTGTCTATCTACACTAACGGCGCTCAATCTCAAGGCTCTGCTCCATCTAGCGGAACGGCCTTCCCGATTGCTTCTACAGTGTCTGTGCCTGTTGGTGCATCTTTAATTGTTGTGGATAAAACATCAGCTTTGTATCTGATGGAAGGCACATCAATCACTGTTACATCCGGCACAGCCAGCGGCATTACTTACAGCATCAGCTACGAACTCATAGCGTAAAGGGAGGCTGATATGTCTCTTGATAGAGTTGGCGGCATTCTTTCTGTCGGGCTTGACGGCATCAATTCACCTGTCACAGCGGTGGAGTACCTTGTCGTGGCTGGCGGGGGTGGTGGTGGATCGGAAAACTATAACTCTGGTTGCGGTGGTGGAGGTGGCGCAGGTGGCTTTTTGACTGCTCAAGGTTATCCCGTGGCTATGGGTACTTCTATTACTGTTACTGTTGGTGCTGGAGGCGCTGGTGCGCCAAACACTTCGGTAGCGGCTGTTCAAGGTGCTAGTTCAGTTTTTGGCAACATTACGGCTATTGGTGGCGGTTATGGCGGAGGAGGCGGTTCTGCGGGTACAACGCCCGGCGGCGCAGGCGGGTCTGGCGGTGGCGCAGGATGGTTTGCTGGTGGAGCAAAAACCCTCGGTCAAGGAAACGATGGCGCATCATTTACTAATGGATTTAGTGGGACTTTGTATTGGGGCGGTGGTGGTGGTGGCGCTGGAAGCGTTGGAACTTCTGAAAATACTACTCCATTTGGCTATTCAGGAGGAACAGGGGCTGTTTCATCAATAACAGGATCACCGATTCAATACGCTGGTGGTGGTGCTGGTGGGGTTTATGATCCAAATAACCTTGGGTTTAAAACTATAGGTGGCGGTGGTGGTGGCGGAAATGGCGGAAGCGGCACTGGTTCTGGCGCAATACGTTTTCAAGCTACAAGCGGTGTTCCCAACACCGGTGGAGGTGGCGGTGGTTCTGGAAACTTCGCTTCTTCTAAAGTCGGAGCCGCAGGCGGTTCTGGCATAGTCATCATCCGCTACCCTTCATACCAAGCCCCAGCTACATCAACAACAGGTGGGCCTGAAATGTACGTTGCAGGCGCATGGCGCGTGTACAAATTTGTTGCCTCTGGCACTATCACATTCTGAGGTTTTATGGCAAACGGTTTATTTAATCTCAAACAGGTCATGCAAGCTGTTCAACAAGGTGGATGGCCTGCTCAAAAAACTCCCGCAGTTGAATACTTAGTTGTTGCTGGTGGAGGTGGTGGCGGTTCGGCTAATAGTGGCGGTGGCGGTGCTGGTGGTTTACTTACAGGCACTGACCCTGTGCCAAATGAACAAACTTTATTAGTTACTGTTGGCGGTGGCGGTGCTGGTGGAATTTATACCGGCGGAAGCTACACCAACCCTGCTGCTGGGCAAAGCTCTGTTTTTGGTTTAATCAGCACTACTGGAGGCGGTACTGGTGGGCCTTCATCATTGGGAACTGTTTCTGAAGGTGGCTCTGGCGGGTCAGGCGGCGGCGGCGGAACATTTGCTACGTTTAATGGAAACAACATTAGTGGTCAAGGTAACGCTGGCGGGTTTGGTGGTGACAATAATAACTGGACTGGTTCTGGCGGCGGCGGTGCTGGCACTGTAGGTCTTAGTACATGGACTGGCGGCACAGCAGTGCCCGGAGTTGGGGGCGCAGGTATTGCGTCAGCTATTTCTGGTACTTTAACCGCTTATGCTGGCGGTGGCGGTGGTGGTGGTCGCTATGGGGGGCAATGCACTGGTGGTGCTGGCGGAGGTGGTGCTGGTAATGCGGGCACAGCACCTTATACAGGTACTAACGGATCTCCAAACACAGGCGGTGGTGGTGGTGGCGGAGGGGTAGGTGGTGCTACTGCTACTGGCGGCACAGGCGGCTCTGGCATTGTCATTGTTTCATACCCAGACGTATATGCGGCGGCAACAACAGTCAATGCAACTGCAACTACAAGTGGGTCGGGTAGCTTATACCCAAATGGCGCAGGTACTCTACAGTCTCAAACTACCGCGCCTTCGCAGTCTGGAGATTTCACACTAGAGTGCTGGATGAATTATTCAACCACATCAAGTTACAGATTGTTTGCGGGTACAGCTACTGGTGCAAATTATGTTGGTTTGTACACTGGAAATTTTGTTGTCAATAGTTCAACAACAGGTGTAGAAAGACAAATCGCCATTTCAGGTGGAGCGCCAGCAATAAATACATGGTTTCATTATTGCTTGATAAGGTCTGGGTCAACGATTTATGGGTTTATAAACGGCGTTTTGCAAGGGTCGGTAGCTTTTACTGACGTTCTGTTTGCAACAGGTTTTTTACAAGTTTGTGGTTACACCGCTACTTATCAATTTCCCGGCTACGTCTCTAATTTAAGATTAACCAACACGGTTGTTTATTCATTGGCTGGGTTTACCGTTCCAACAGGCCCTCTTGCAAATGTTACAGGAACTGCACTTTTGATGAATACAGCATCTGGCGCTCCCTACTTGGACGCTTCTTCAAACGCTTATGCGTTTTTTACGTCTTCGGGAACACAGCCACTTTGGAACCAAGAGTCTCCATTTGTTACTGGTGCAGGCTACAAAAACCGTGTGTACACTTGGACAACCAGTGGTTCAATCACCTTCTAAGGAATAGACATGAGTAATAGATTAGGTGGTTTTATTGCAGGGCAGAACACCAATGTGTCGATTGGTACGTTCACGGCTGTAACTTCACCGACTTTTACCTTTACTTCAACAACGGCAACGCCTGCTGTGGGTCAGGCTGTGCAATTCACGACCACTGGCACTTTGCCTACAGGCTTGTCTACAAATACAACATACTACGTTATCAGCACAAGCACAAACACTTGCCAATTCTCCACAACGCTTGGCGGGTCTGCTGTCACGTTCACAAATAGTTCAGGTTCTGGTACTCACACTGCCGTAACCCAACGCGCATTTAATCCCTATGCTGGCGCTCCTAATACGGTTGAGTACTTGGTAGTCGCTGGTGGTGGTTCTGGCGGTGCTGGTAATGGCGGAGGCGGAGGTGGCGGTGCAGGAGGTTTGCTTACTGCTTCACAATACCTTGTTGCCGCAGGCTCTGCTTTAACTGTGACTATTGGCGCTGGTGGTGCTGGCGTTAGTGCTTCTGGAACAAGCGGCTCAAACTCTGTATTTAGCGGTATTACCGCAACTGGCGGCGGTCGAGGCGCTTACTATGCCGAGTCTCAAGCATCGTTAAGCGGTGGTTCAGGCGGCGGTGGAAACACACAATCATCTTATGGATTAGGCACAGCAGGTCAAGGTAACGATGGTGGAATACCATTAGTTTTGGCTGGAGGTGGTGGAGGAGGTGGTGCAGGGTCGCAAGGCACTTCTAGCAACTCGCCTACTCCTTTTTCTGGTAACGGCGGCGCAGGACTCTGTTCAACCATTACAGGCGCAAGAGTTTTTTATGCTGGTGGCGGTGGCGCAGGTGCGCAAACATCGGGTGCTGGTTTAGGGTGCGCTGGTGGTGGCAATGGTGGTAATAATTCTGTTGGTTTATCAGCAACCGCTAACACAGGTTCTGGCGGCGGTGGTGGCGGTAACAGTAGCAATGCTGGTGGTAATGGCGCTTCTGGCATCGTTATTGTTCGTTACCCACAAATCAATTCTGCGCCAGCTTTGGTGACAGGTTCCCCTCAAGTAAACTATAGTGACGGTTATCAAATTTACACTTGGACTTCTTCTGGTTCAATCATTTTCTAAGGAGCAACTATGAGCCATTTCGCAAAAGTAGAGAACGGTGTAGTGACGCAAGTCATCGTCATCGAGCAGGACGTTTTAAACCTTGGTCACTGGGGCGACCCAGCATCTTGGGTTCAGACAAGTTACAACACCTCTGGCGGCGTACACCGTCTAGGCGGCACACCCCTGCGTAAAAACTACGCTGGTATTGGTTACACATACGACTCAGGTCGTGATGCGTTTATTCCCCCCAAGCCGTTTGCGTCTTGGACTTTGAATGAAGACACTTGTCATTGGAGTCCTCCCACACCTATGCCTGTTGAGGAAGGCAAGTTCTTCCAATGGAACGAAGAAACAACTTCTTGGGTTGAAATAACACTTCCAACACCAGAAACACCAGCTTAATCGGAGCAAGAGATGCCAACATACAGCGGAATGTGGACACTGAGTCAAGTCAGTCAGGCGGTCAAAAACCTGAATTGGACAGGCATTCCTCCGTCTGTCATTGAGTATTTGGTAGTTGCTGGTGGTGGTTCAGGCGGTGGTGGATTCTATGGCGGTGGTGGGGGCGCAGGCGGCTTGCTTCAAGGCTATGCAGGCATCACTCTTGGCGCTTCTTACTTTGTTACTGTAGGTGGTGGTGGAGCGGCGGTTGGTGCAGGTATATACGGCAACCCCGGCTTCAACTCCGTTTTTGATTCCACAACCTCTCTTGCATACACGGGGCGTATTGTTGCCACTGGAGGTGGTTACGGTGGTGGCGGCAAACAAATAAGCGCCGCCTATGGTGTTGGCGGTAATGGCGGTTCTGGTGGCGGCGGTAGTGAATATGCTGGCGGTGTTGGCGGTGGCATAGGCATATCAGGACAGGGAAATAACGGCGGAAGTATTTACGGCGGCGGCGGTGGAGCTGGGTCTGCGGGTCTAGGCTATTTTGGTGGCAACGGTGGATCGGGCATTGCGTCAGCCATCTCTGGAACCGTAACTACTTATGCTGGTGGTGGTGGCATGGGCGTGGAAGGCACATCCCCAATATCTTATGGTGGTGCGGGTGGTGGTGGTCGTGGCGCTAAGTCTACTACTACAGACGCAACCGCTGGAACTGCAAACACAGGCGGCGGTGGTGGCGGAGCATCTGAAAACGTAACTTCCACAGCTACTGGTGCCGCAGGCGGTTCAGGCATAGTCATTCTTCGCTACCCCGGCTCAATTCAATATTTTACTGGTGGCACAGTAGCTTATGCCGCTGGTCATGTCGTTCATACGTTTACATCTTCAGGCACATTGGCACCTACTACGCCAACAGATTTGCTTGGTGCAAACACAATTGTATTTTTCTCGTCCAACACATGGACAGCCCCTGTTGGCGCAACACAGGTTCAATACTTGGTAGTTGCTGGTGGTGGTGGTGGCGGTGCGGGATACTACGGCGGTGGTGGCGGTGCGGGTGGTTATAAGACAGCCACAGGATTCTCAGTAACTGCTGGTACTACTTACATTATTTCTGTAGGTGCGGGTGGTTTGGGTTCTACTCTTGAAACTTTAAATGGAGCTAATGGGACAGACTCTTCCTTCAGTTCTATCACTTCTACGGGCGGGGGCGGCGGCGCATCGCGAAGCACCACTAACGGATCGGCTGGTGGTTCGGGTGGTGGCGCAAGTAAGAACAATAATGTTGGAGGTGCGGCTTCACCAGCAGGTCAAGGATTTGCTGGTGGTGATACTAGTAGCATCCAATACGGCTCTGGCGGTGGTGGTGCAGGCGCTATTGGCGCTAGTAATGTTGAGGGTGCTATATCCCCCGGAGGTGTTGGTCTAGCTTCTTCCATTACAGGAACATCTATCTATTACGCAGGCGGCGGTGGAGGTGGTAAAGACGGTGTGACATCCGCAGGTGGTTTAGGTGGTGGCGGATCAGGCGGTACTGGGAATACTGTTTTGCCGACTTCTGGATCGACAAACACTGGTGGTGGAGGTGGAGGCGGTTCAGGTACAACACCTAACCCCACTTACAAAGGCGCTAACGGCGGCTCTGGCATCGTAATCATCAAGTGGAGCTAACCATGTGGGACTGGGCTGAAGCATTCATTGCCGCAGCCTGTCTAGTGGCCTTTGTCATCTTTGGCACGTACATAATTGCATGGACTTTGGTGTGATGAATGCGTTGGCTCATACTGTTACTGCTGTTGGGGCTAGTTGGGGCCGTAGCCAAGAATGGTTGCCATGTGCGCGAGTTCTATGGAATTGGCTACACAATTCACAACCCATCCGAGCGCCATCAGCAAATGATCGCTTGGCTAAAGAACAACGCACAGTATTGCAAATCCGAAGATTATGTGGTTATTTGGAACAACCTGCCTATGTGGGCGGGTACAGCAGATTCGGCAGAAGCCCGATCTTTAATTTTGCGTGGTTATGAAGAAGCGATTAAACGTGAAAAGAAATGATTCAGCTTCACAAATGGTTTCCGTTTGTGCATCCCAGTCCCTACGATGTACGAGCAATAGCCCATGAGAAAAGAGCCGAGCGACTTGAGTATGAATACAAACTGGCGTTAGAAGCCAAAAAGATAGAGAAGGCAGTTGACGCACTTGAAATTGAGTTGTACAACAAACGGGCGCGGCAACGAACAATTGAGTTGGAAATATTTAATAGCACAAGATATTTTGACAAATACGTATGACCAAGAAACCAATAGTCAGACCAGTCAGGAAGCCGCAGATGGAAACAAAAGAAAAGTTGACGCTGTGGGTAACCTTGATGGTCAGCACCACCCTGTGCATCTCCGTATTGGCCATGGTAACCGCCTTTATGTTGGGTCTGTGGGCCAAGGAAGTGGACAACGCCGAGATTTTCAAAATGATTTCACCCGCTTTTTCTACTCTTATCGGCGGCATGATTGGGTTCCTGTCTGGTATCAAACTCATGCAGAATGAAGACACTAAACCAAAGGACAAATAATGGCGCAGTTTGAACCAGCCTTTGAACTCATGATGCAAGACGAGGGCGGCTACGTCCTCCACGAAGTACCCGGCGACACGGGCGGTATGACCTACGCTGGTATTGCTAGGAACAAAAACCCTCAGTGGCCCGGTTGGGCGCTGGTGGACAAGAAAGAGTTTGGCGGCTCTTTAACACCTATGGTGCGTGAGTTCTACCGTACAGAGTTTTGGGACAAAATGCGTGGTAATGAGATTTCAAACCAAGACGTAGCAAACACCATCTTTAACTTTGGCGTAAACGCAGGTATGGGCATGGCTGTAAAGCTGGCCCAGCTTGTGGTTGGGGCTACCCCTGACGGCGGTATCGGGGCAAAGACCATTGAGCGACTCAACCAGATTCCTGATGGCCAGCGGTTTAAGGAGCAGTATGCCTTGGCTAAGATTGCCCGTTACGTTGAGATATGCAATAAGAACCCCGTGCAGGTCAAGTTCCTCAAAGGTTGGCTAAACCGCACATTGAAAGGTTTGAAATGAGCTTGCTTGCCGTTGGATCAATTATTGAAGCTGTTGGTAAAGTTGCTGGTGATCTGGTCACTACCGACAAAGAACGCATGGAAATGGAGATTGAGCAGCGTAAGCTTGATCTTGAAGAGAAGCGCATCGACCAAGCCACAGACCTAGCCCAGATAGAGGTTAACAAGATTGAAGCTGCATCATCCAGTGTGTTTGTTTCAGGCTGGCGACCTGCCATTGGGTGGATCGGTGTAGCTGCTATGGGCTATCAGTTTTTGCTGTATCCACTGTTCCAGTGGTGCTGGAAATATTTGCAAGCTATGGGCTGGGTTCCTCTTGGTATGGATCCCCCGCCAGTACTAGACGCAGACCAACTTTGGGTGATATTATCAGGCATCTTGGGCATTGCCGGTATGCGTTCTTTTGAGAAGACCAAAGGCGTTGCCAGTAAATAAAGGTGGCTCATGGCGCTTAAAAAACTTATATTGAAGCCGGGCATTAACCGGGAGAACACCCGTTATGCCAACGAGAACGGTTGGTATGAGTCCGACAAAGTGCGGTTTCGCCAAGGTACGCCTGAAAAGATCGGTGGCTGGGCACGTATTTCAGTGTCTTATTTTCAAGGTGTATGCCGTTCTTTGTGGAACTGGATTACGCTTGAGAATTTGAACCTAATTGGTGTAGGTACTAACCTTAAGTTTTACCTTGAGAATGGTGGCGATTATTACGACATTACGCCAATCCGTGCGGCAGCTGTACTAAGCAATCCTTTTACTACCACCAATACAAGCACCACGGTTTTAGTCACTGATTCAGCGCATGGCGCGGCTAATGGAGACTTTGTAAGCTTTAGCAATGTAGCTACTGTTGGTGGTTTAAACCTAAACAATGAATATCAGATTACTCTAATTGACGCAGATACTTACAACATTACAGCGGCTTCTGCGGCTTCATCTACTGCAACCGGCGGCGGCACTACAGTGTCTGCTGTCTACCAGATTAACACTGGCGTAGCTTACGAAACCCCGCAAACAGGATGGGGCGCAGGTTCTTGGGGGTCTGGCACTTGGGGCTTTAGCGGTACAAGTAACGCTGCTTTGCGTCTGTGGAGTCAGAATAACTTTGGTGAAGACTTAATATATGGTTTCCGTGGCGGCCCTATTTACTACTGGGATGCTTCGTTTGGTCTGTCACCAGCATCATTTACGGTCACCATAGGCTCTCCTGCGGTTGTCACTACAGCAATCTCATTGGCAAATAATCTGCCCGTGATTTTGACTAACGAAGGCTTTCCGTCTGCGTTACCTACTGGCCTCGTAGTTGGCACTATTTATTACGTAAAGAACTCCACCGGTACAACATTTAACCTATCCGCTACACCCGGCGGTGCGGCCATCAATACCTCTGGATCGCAGTCTGGCGTTCATTACATCATGCCTAGCGGTGTAAACATTGTTAATTTATCTGGTGCATCAGACTGCCCCATTATTCAAAACTTTATCTTTGTATCTGACGTAAGTAGATTTGTGTTTGCGTTTGGCTGTAATGACTATGGTGCTACAGCCCAAAGCCCTATGCTTGTTCGCTGGTCAGATCAAGAGTCTGTGGTTAACTGGACACCAGCCGCAACCAATCAGGCTGGTAGCGTTACGTTATCTCACGGCTCAAGCATCGTAACTGCCATCCAGACCCGCCAAGAGATTTTGGTTTGGACTGATTCAGCTATCTATTCACTCCAATACATTGGCCCGCCAGTGGTTTGGTCTAGTCAGTTGATGGGAGATAACATATCTATCCTTGGTCAGAACGCAGCGGCCCAAGCCTCTGGTGTGGTGTATTGGATGGGCGTTGATAAGTTCTATCTGTACGATGGACGCTTGCAGACTTTACCTTGTGATCTTCGCCGGTATATTTATCAAGACATTAACCTTGACCAGAATCAACAGGTTTTTGCAAGTACTAACGAAGGGTTTAACGAAATTTGGTGGTTCTATTGCTCTGCCAATAGTTTGACTGTTGATCGTTATGTGGTGTACAACTACCTTGAAAAGGTCTGGTACTACGGCACGATGGCGCGAACGGCATGGCTTGACTCTGGTCTGCGTAATTATCCAATAGCCGCAACATACAGCTATAACTTGGTTGATCAGGAGTTTGGTTTAGACAATAACGAAACAGGTACGCCAGCAGGCATTGAGGCTTACATCTCATCCGCAGAGTTTGACATTGAGGACGGTGAACACTTTGGATTTGTTTGGAGAATGTTGCCTGACTTGACGTTCTCTGGATCAAGCGCATCTCCAACTCCGCAGGTTACGTACACTTTGTACCCAATGCAGAACTCAGGCTCTGGCACAGGTACTGCGGTAAATAAAGATGTAGACAAATTAACCGGCGCTCAATACGTAGTGACTGAGGGCTTTACAGGCCAGATTAATACTCGTGTGCGGGGCAGGCAGTTAATTCTCAAAGTTAGCTCAGACAATCTAGGAACAGCTTGGCAGTTGGGTGCTACCCGTATTGACATTAGACCGGACGGCAGACGATGACCTACATAATTACGTCAGAGTTTGAGCTTAACAAGGTAGCCGCACCTAACTTGCCGCTACCTCCGGACGCGTACAACCGTGTGTATTTTGACCAGATGCTAAACATCTTGCGTCTGTACTTCAACAGGATTGATGCGTTAACTACTCAGTTGATGGCTTCTGGCATAGTGCCTCCTTTAACTAATTACACCGTGGCTACGCTGCCAAGCGCAGTCACTTCAGGCAAAGGTGCAAGAGCTTTTGTAACAGATGCTTTAGGCCCAACATTTGGGGCAACCGTGGTGACTGGCGGCGCAGTGGCTGTGCCTGTATATTCTGACGGAACAAATTGGAAGGTTGGATAATGGCAAGGTTTTCAGACGCAGAAATACGCGCTTATGTAGAAGCAAACATAGACAACCCTGCGGCTATTGCAGAGGCTGCGGCTCTTGCTGGCGTGTCAATGGCCGACCTATCCAGAGCCACAGGTTTTTCTGTTGCTGATATTGGTGGTTATTTTGGTAACGCAGGCGTAGAACCTCCGGCTGTTGTATCAGCTCCTGCATATTTTGATGCTAACCAAGACGTTGCTAACGCATACCAAGACAATAGCTATGGTATGACTCCTCAAGAGTTTGCTGATTTTCACTACACCAACTATGGGGCAAATGAAGGTCGTGCGGCTTCTTCAGTAACTGTTGCTGAACCACCCCCTCCGCCTCCACCCCCTCCGCCGCCACCACCGGAGCCACCACCTCCGCCTCCTCCACCTACTCCACCTCCGCCTCCAGTGACGGTAAGTGAGCCTGCGGGGATTGCATCTTTGCCAGCGGCCCCCGTAGCCAAAACGTATACGCAGGCGGAAGTTAACCAAGCATTAGTTGATGCGCTTAAAAATGATCCTAATGCCAGTAAAGCTGACATTACGGCAGCAGCAGCGGGCATGGGAATTAGTGCCGCTCAAGTTAATGCCGCCTACAGTAGTTTGCCAGCAGCGCCTGCCGCTGTCACTCAACCCGCAGGTATTGCATCGTTGCCAGCCGCAACCACTCAAGCTACCGCAACTACCGCCGCGCCAATGGACAAAGCTGCCGCCGTAGAAAAAATTACGCAGCAAATCTTAGCCCAAGGCGTAAGTAGTAAGTGGAAGGGCGAGGGCAAAGGCTCCGCCGAGGCAAATGCAAGGGATATGGCCCGGATCATTGCCGATACTGGTGCTACAGACATTAACCAGTTTGGCAAGGTAACTAAAACTGTTGATGCTACTGTACAACCTGTTTTTGAAACGTTTGATACTGGGGGCTATGATGAAAATGGCCCTATCTTTTCTCAAAAAATTGTTGGTTATACAGACCAAGATGGCAAGCCGGTTGATCCTAATTTGGTTAAAACTGAAACTGTTTATGGCGGTGAAAGCGGAAGTGACCAAACTGTCTATGTTGCGCCTGTAGGCAAGCAAGAAGTATTTGGCAATAAACTGACTGGGCAAGAAGTTGCCAGTACATATGGCGAACGCCAGACAGGCAATGCTTTTGGTGGCACGTTTGAGGGCAAAGGCAACACCGGCTACCGAGTGCAGTTTGGAGCAGACGGAACTCCTATTTTCTATACAACGCAAGCCACATCTAATGACCTTGCAATCTTGATGCAGGATCTAGGGCCAATTGGACAAATTGGTCTTGCAATTGCTACGGGTGGTCTATCTATACCGCAACAGATTGCGGCTAACTTGGCTATCAGCGTTTTAAGCGGCAACGACATTGGCGACGCAATTAAGAATGCCGCAGTGAGCTATGTAGGAGCACAAATTCCGGGCATGGACTTTATGAAAGAAGGTGGCTCTTTCATTAAAGATCTTGGGTTGTCAGCAGACATTACAAATACCTTAACCAATTCTTTTAATAAAGCCACAGTGGCGGGTGTTACAGCCGCAGTAACAGGTAATGACATTGTTGACGCAGCGCTTGCAGGCGCAACATCAGGCGGTTTAAGCGGTGTAGTCAATACAGTGCTAGGTAGTATTGACGGGTTTTCAGACTTATCTAATACCAATAAAAACCTTGTTACCACCGCCGTAACGGGTGCATTGTCAGGCCAGACGATAGATAAGATAGCTGTTAGCACAGCCATTGCCGCTGGTAATGCCGTTGTAAATAATGCTACGGGTGGAAATAAAGACATTACAACTCAGTTGCAAAATGCTGGCTTGGTAAATAATTCAGGCGCAGCATCATTTGCAGATGCAAATACTGCCGACGATACTGACACTCAGATTTCCAATCAACTTACCCAATCTTTAACTTTTGACGGTTCTGGGGCAACTGATATAAATGCAGCCGCCAACGCCGCTTCAAATGCAGGGTCAAATACATTTACGTTTGGTGGTGGCACGTACACCATTGACAACAATAACGCCGCTACAACAATTGCCGATTTAGAAAGAATTGTTGCGGCTGACAATCTTGCCGCCACCACAACATCTAATCTAGCCGGTGGTGAATTTGCCGGTGTAGATGCCGCTGTAGCGGCTAACGCTGCGGCAAACAATACAGTTATTGGTAATGCAGAAGCTGACGATGTAACACAAGCTGCTGCTTTAGCTAGGTCACGTAATCCAACCGGCACGACCTTCACCTTTGATGGCAAAACTTACACATTGGGCACATCTAATGCTGATGTAAACGCAGCATTGGCCACTACTCAAAGAGACACTGCGCTTCAAGACATTCAAAACGCACCTAATTTTAATGCCGCCTATGCCGCAGCCCGTACAGCGCTTGGCCCTAACCAAACGTTTACATATAACGGCAAACAGTACAGCACTGCTACAGCAGCAGAACGTCCTGATTTAAACATCACCGCAGCAGACCAAGCAATAAATGCTTTAAACGCATCTAATCTTTCTACAACAACCAACGCATCTAACACGGTTGCAGCGCAAACCGACGAGTTGGCAAGGATTGTTGCTGGCGCTCCAAATCAAAATGCCGCAGAAACTAAACGTTTAGCTGCTCTTAACAATACCTTAGTTTTAGGTAACGCACCAAATGAGTCTAAAGCTGAAACGCAAAGATTGATGGAAGCGGGCGAACGTTCAGCTATGGACAATATAAGCGCCATAGGTGCTCAAGCATTAGGCACTACTATTAGGGGTGCAGGCAGTTTTATTTCCAATGTCGGTAATACTTATGCCCAATTAACAGGTGATTTTAATTATGAAAATGCCGCTACAAGAATTGGAAAAGAACTTGAAGAAATTGCAAAAAGTAAAGACGGCTACGGTATAGATGTACAAAAAGATAGGATTTTGCAAGCTGTTGAACAGTCTGAAACGCAAGGGTTTTACGATAAACTAAAAACTGTTGGATCTGCCGTTGTTAAAAATCCTGTAGGGTTTTTTGATTTCTTTGGCACTGAAGCTGTCGAAGAAATACCCGACCTTGTTGTTCAAGTTGGCGCTGCTATGCTGACTGGGGGCGCTTCTTTAGGCGTTACTGGTGCAAGAATTATTCAAGGCACTGCCAGCCTTACCGGCTCTTTTCTTGAAACATTTGGCTCATCAGGAAAAGAAGCTTATCAAAAAGCTAAAGCACAAGGTGATTCAGAACAAACAGCCAGAGATAAATCATACGTTACTGCGAGTTTAAATACGTTATTTGAGATGGGGCCAGACTTCCTTGCGGATAAAGCAATTGTTGCTCCGCTTATGAAAAGTATGGCTGATAAAACTCTTGCAAATATTGGTAAGGGTTATGCAACTAGTTCTGCGGTTGGCGTTGTAACCAATTTTGTTGCAGGAGCAGCACAAAACTACACAACCGCATATGTTACAAATCCAAACACTGCGTCGGTAGGGGCTGCACTTTCCAATGGTATTTTTGAAAGCTTTATTGGTGGCACAGTACAGACTGCATTTAGTACACCCGGTACGGTTGTAGACACAGCGGCAGTTATTGGAAGAGATTATTCAGGCAATCCAGTCACTGTCCAACAAGTGTTGAACGGTGGCAGTAATATTGATTTGTCTTCAGTCAATACAAGCATACCAATTGCAACATCAGATAACGGTAGCAACATCACTGTTGGTGCATCAATGATGTATGGTAATAATATTGGTTTTGGTAGTGACGTAGTAGGCAATTTGCTACCCAGCAATTTAACCAATTCAAATGTTATTGTTGCCACTGCTCCAAATGGTGCACAGCTTACAGTTGAACAAGTAATTTCTGGAAACACTACAAACGCTCAAGATGCTAATTTATCGTCTTACATCAACAATATTTTAAGCCCAGAGCAAAGCAAGACTACTTTAAATGCAGGCACGACTACAAGCAGTACTCCTGTCAGTTCTCTGCCCACCACAGGCTCAACAACAACTTCAACCAGCACGCCCGCGACTTCTTCAAATGTAGCAACCACACCCATGACTGCGGCAGAAGCTCAAGCTGTTATGGCGGATTTGGGATTAAAAGTTACAGATCAAACTGCTATTTCTTTAGCAACACAAATTGCAAATAATAATGCGGCAACAACTGCCACCACTACACCTGCAACAACTGCCACAACTGCGACTGGGCCATCTCAAGCTACAACAGGATCTACTACCACCAGTACTGTAGGAACCACACCGGCAAGCGCAACAAGCACCGCTGCTACAGAGGCTAATCAAACATCCACTGTTTTGGCAATTGATGCTTCTACTGGACAAGCTATAGTTACAAGTCCAACTGGTACTAGTATAGTTAATGTTGCTGGCGATGTTACAGTGGGAAGTTCTGTCGTTGTAAATCCTGCAACTAATACAGCGACAACTGTAGCAAGCACTCCAGCTACTACACCAGCAGTTACCCCACAAGTCACACCAGAGGTAACGCCTCAGGTAACGCCTCAGGTAACGCCGCAGGTTACTCCTCAGGTTACTCCTCAGGTTACCCCACAAGTCACGCCCCAAGTTACACCTCAAGTAACTCCACAAGTGACCCCGCAAGTCACGCCTCAGGTCACGCCTCAGGTCACGCCGCAAGTTACCCCACAAGTGACTCCGCAAGTAACCCCCCAAGTTACGCCAGAGGTAACACCTCAAGTTACGCCACAAGTTACGCCAAACATTAACACTAACGTTAACGTTTCTACGCCTGACTCAATCAATGTGGGTGGAGTTAGTATTCCCGGAACATATACGCCACCAAGCGTTTTAACGCCAACTACGCCAATTACAACAACTCCAGAAGTTACACCAGTTACGCCGGTAACACAGCCACCTACAACCAAAAAGCCTCCAACCAAGAAAACGGCATCAACTCCAATGCAGATGCCACAAAGCGGTGGTGGAGGCGAGTCTATGGTGGCTCCGCTGGCAAGTGTGTTCTATTACGGCAAAGACTTTGGCGGTCAGAAGCAGCAAGTTGCCCCGACAGGCGACTTAATGATGGCTCCATACAATGAGTTAAGTGTTACCAAGGCGGGAGCAGAAGCGCCTCTTCCAGCAATTCCTGTTGCACAAGAGGCAAAAGACAGCGAAAATGATATATCTGCGCTGTTACAACAAATCATGTCTTCTGGCAACAACAATATGACGCAAGAAGAGTTAATGCAAATTATTCAAGCAAGAGGCTAATATGGGTGAAGAATACGATTTTTTTGCGGATCCTAGGAACGATGCGTTTGCCTACAATGACTTGGGGGCATCTCCATCTAACTCCCAAATCCTGTCGGATATAAATTACGACCCCGGTATCCTTAGTTCTATTGGCGGAATCTTGTCCGGCAAATCTGGATCCATGGCGCAGATTGCAAGTCTTGGCGGTTTGGGCGCTTTGCTCAATTCTATGGGTGGTTCTGGCGGTGGTGGCTTCAAGGGATACCAAGGAAGCATACCAAAGTACACAGCTTCACGTACACAGTACGCTCCTCCGGTCAGCACAGTAAACCGTGGCCCAGCACCGTCTAACGAAGAAGTTTTAAATTATCTTAAAAGACCCGGTTTAAACGACTCAATGATTGCTCGTTCTATGAATGAGTTTGGTGTTGCACCGCAGCAAATTGCTGACGTAACTCAAACTCCTTTGGCAGATATTCAATCTCGCTATCAAGCGGCTATGGGGCCAAACGCAGGCATGGCACGTCGCCCCGGCTCAGGTGGCGTAACGTACTTCTCACCTATGGTTTACACGCCTCAGGCTGCTGCCCCGGCAGCCGCTCCGGTTGTAGAGGCTCCCGCACCCGTACAAGCCAATCCCATCATAGAACCCGGATACGCTCAAGGCGGTATGGCTCAGGGTGGGCTAGGGTCTTTGGGTAGCTACTCCGATGGCGGTCGCCTCCTTAAAGGGCCGGGCGATGGTGTGTCTGATGACATCCCTGCGATGATTGGGAAGAACCAACCAGCCCGTCTGGCCGATGGCGAGTTTGTCATCCCAGCCCGTATTGTTTCTGAGATCGGTAATGGATCTACAGACGCAGGAGCACGTAAACTATATGCCATGATGGATCGTATCCAAAAAGCTCGTGGCAAGACTTTAAAGAACGTTGCAGCCAATTCCAAGGCTGACAAACATTTACCAGCATAAGGTTTAAACATGGCCGCTCCTACACCAGCTTCTACTTTCTCCATGCCCTCAACAGGCGGGTCTAACCAACAGACTCTTTCTGAATGGGCAGGCCCGTATGTAACGGATATGCTTGGCAAAGCCCAAGCTATTGCCGATCAGCCTTATGCTGTGTACGGTGGCCCACAGACTGCGGCTGAGTCTGGCCTGCAATCTAAAGTCTTTCAAGGCTTGGGTAACCTGTCCTTCCCCGGTCAGCTTGGTCAGTCTTTTAGCTCTACAGGTGCGTATCAGCCTCCCGGCATGACTCCCGGCATCTATAACACTCAGCCTATTGGTACAGGTGCTGGCGCTCCTATGGGCGGCATGGGCGCTCCCATGGGCGGCCAGTCAAGCGGCCAGACTGGCGTTGCCTCGCAGTACATGAACCCATACTTAGATGCAGTCCTTCAGCCTCAGTTGGCCGAACTGCGCCGTCAGTCTGAAATCAACCTTCAGCCCGGTCTAGCCAAGATGACCCAATCCGGTGGTTATGGTGGTGGCCGTCAGGCCATCATGGAGTCTGAGGCTAACCGCAATCTGCTCCAAGAGCAGAACAAAGCTATTGGTACTGGGTACGCAAGTGCCTACGACAAAGCCATGGGTCAGTTTAATGTGGAGCAAGGTCAAGCCAAGACTTTGGCTGACATGATGTCTGAGGCTGGTGGTCAACAGCGTGGCATTGAGCAACAAGGTATCAGCGCAGACTACAACGAATTCCTCGCACAACGTGATGATCCAATGAAGAAGACGCAGTACTTGCAGTCCATGCTTCAAGGCCTGCCTATTTCCACTGTTAGCTCTACACCTGCCCAGATGAGCGGTTTAGGCTCGTTAGTGTCCTCCGTTGGCGGTATGGGATCCATCATGGACTCCCTCAAGAAATTTAATTTGACCTAAGGGTTCACTATGAATCTGATCCAAGTACAAGAGCACCTCAAGGATATGCCCATGAGGGCAATCATGGAATACGCTAACGGGAAGAACCCACAAGTTCCTCCCTATTTGGCTTTGGGTGAACTAAACCGCCGCAAGCAGATGGAGCAGTCTGCAAGGACAGGAACACCTCCTGAAGGCACAGTCAAAGACAAGCTTGAGAAAGAGATTACAGGACAGGCTACCGACCTCATGCAGGCCGGTGCTGCCCGTCAAGCGCAGTCTAATGAGCAACTTCAGCAAAGCCTGATGGGTCAGCCTCAACCAGTACCAGAAGGTACACCTCAGCCTCCTCAGCAAGAGGAAGAGATGCCAGAGATGCCCCAGATGGCTGCGGGTGGATTGACTTCCCTGCCAACCAATGACATGTTTAAATTCGCAGGCGGTGGCGGTGTTGTTGCTTTTGCCAACGGCGATGTGGTTGAAGACAAAGCCAAAGAAGAACTGGCACGTGCTCAACTCAAAGGCGATCGTGCAGCCGTTTCAGAAATTATTGACAAAATGAGTGCGGCAGGATATGACGTTGCCACCCTAATTCCTCGTGGTTTAGCTGGTGCAGTTGACACTGCGTTAATCCGCCCAGCCCGTGCTTTATCTGGTAAAGAGATCCCTTATCTTGGCTCCATGATTGACACAAGCACGGCTACGCCTGCCATGGATGAATTAAGGCGCGGCCAACAAAGCCGTGCGCCTAATGTTCCTACAAGCCCTAATGATCAAAGTGCCGCAGAGACTGCCCGCTTGTTGCGTCAAAACGCAGGCGCTTCTGGCATTGCATCTGTAGCCGCTCCTCCCGCACCTCCTATGCCACCTATGCCCGGAACCGGTGGTGGTATCCCTGCCGGTATCAAGATGCCCGGTGCTCCATCGTTTACAGCACCTGACCCAGAGGCTTACAGCAAAAAATTGGCTGAGTTTAAACAAGCTAACCCCGGCATGGCTGGGGCTGGGTTTGAGGCGTTGCTTAATAAGATGGCTCAACAAGATGAAGCCGACCGTGGCCGTGTATCAGAGCAAGAAAAAGCTCGTACACGTTCTGACTTTTTCCAAGCTTTAATTGCCGCAGGCGAATCTACCCGTGGTCAAAAAGGTCTGGGTGCTTTGTTAGGTGGCTTTGGTAAATCTGCTGGCGCTTCTGAAGCGGCTGCATTTGAGCGTGCCGATGCACAAGCCAAGATGCGTCGTGAGCAAGAGATGGGCATGGCTAAGATGCGTGCTGAACTTGAAGCTGCCCGTCGTGCTGAAGCGCGTGGTGACTTTGAAGCTGCGTTTAAACATAAGCAAGATGCAGAAAAGATTGGTTTGGAATTGGAGCAGAAGAAGTTTTCCAACGAGATGGACATTGCCAAGCTTAAAGAACAAGCCCGTGGCAACAGTATCCAAGCTGCCACTGCCGCTCGTTCACCGCAGATTATTCAAGTTGCTCAAGAGATCATGCGCCAGAATCAGGGCATGACTTTCAACGAAGCATCTGATCGTGCCGCAGCTTTGATTGCTGGTGGTCAGTATCAAAGTGCCGCACAGCGTCAAGCTAAAGCGGTTGCTGACGCTTTGGCTGAGAAGACTAAGATGATTGACCAACAATTGAGCGTGCTCAAGCCCGGATCTGCTGAAGAAAAAGCTTTGGTTACACAGCGCAATAAGGTTATTGAGCGCTTTATGGCTGATCAAAGATTGCTTACTGGTAAATCTGGTACGCAAGATGTCAACACACCTAGCCCCGGATTTGGTACATTTAAACCTGTTAATCCTACATAAGTTTAAACATGGCACTGTATAGAATTACTGCCCCTGATGGCCGCACATACGAAGTTCAAGGCCCAGACGGGGCAACTCAGCGCCAAGTAGAAGCAGAGTTACTGCGCCAGAACCCTATGGCGGGTTTGACTTCCAAGGAACTGGAAGAAACCCCACGTGCTCCCAGTACCATCAAAGACATTGGTCTAGGCGGCCTAGGTGCACTGGCCGGTGGCGTACAGGCACTTACAAACATTGCAGGTGTAGATAACCCAGTCTCCAAAGGCTTGGGATCTATCCAACAATATGCACAAGAAAACCTGACTCCTGCCCGTCAGGAAGAATTAGCTATTCAAGCCGAACTTGAGAACCGCGCTCAAGGTACTGGTTTGGCTAACGAGGTTGGCACTGGCATACGTAGGTTTACACAGGCTCCCGTACAGGGCACTGTAAACGCATTGCTTGGCAGCGCACCAATCATTGCTGCGGGTCTGTTGCCCGGTGGTCAAGTAGCCGCAGGCGCAGGCTTTGGTGCTAGAGCATTGGCCGGTGCACGTGGTGCAACTGGTATCGGTGGATTGATGGGCGTTGGTGGTCAGAAGGGCCAAGACTACGAGGCAGTGAAAGAAGCTTTGCTTGCCAAAGGTTTAGACCCTGCTATTGCAGAACAGAGAGCGCTTGAGGCATCTGCATATTCAGGAGAAAACTTACCCCGCCAATTATTGGCTGGCGGTGCAGGCGCATTAGAGGGTATGTTCGGTGTCGAGCAAGTAATCGCTAATGCGGCTAAGAAGGTTAGCAAGGGCGTGGGAGCGCCTTCTCTGGATGCGCCAAGCTACAAGCAAGCAATTGGCTTGACTATGTTGGGTGAAGCCGCACCTGAAGCTGTACAAGCTGCGGTAGGACAAGTTGGCACTAACATCGCTTTGAACCAATCTGGTGTAGAGAAAGATTTAACCGAAGGTCTGGCCGGTACAGTTGCACACGACGCTTTGGTTGGATCAGTCTTAGGTCTTGCTGTCTCCCCCGCGCAGATGTCTAATCTGCAACGTCAATACAAACAGACATTAGCCGATGAACAAGCTAGAAAACAAGCCGAAGCTGACGCACAAATACAAGCTGCGACACAAAAGGCAGAAGCCGAGCGTGCTGTTCTTCAGAAACAGACCGATCAAATCCGTCAGCAAATGGAGCAACAGCAGGCTATTGCTTTGCCTGCGCCGTCTGAGGAAATCCCCGTTGAAGAAGTACAGACAGACCCGCTTAAGAATCCTTTAGGCAACATCCGCAAGAGCGAAGTCCCCTTTGACATCTACAAACAGATTGATGACTACCGCAAGCAAGCTGGACTTCCCAAGCTCAAGGAGTACTCGATTGAGGACTTTGTGGATGCTATGCCGGGGGTTAACCCTAAGGCCGAGCAAGGCTTGTTGGATGAACTTATCACCGCCAAGTCTGGTTATGCCGGTGAAAAGTACACCGCACAAGACATCCTGAATCAAGCCAAGCTGAAGAACGTAGATACTAGTACTAAAGGCTTCAAAGACTTCTTAGCCAGAACGACTGGTGCAAGCGCACTGGAGCAGATGTCACAGCCGCAGCTACATGCTGCGTTTAAATCATTAAACAGCCTGCCCGCGTCGGAAGGTTTAAACATCCTGCCCGAAGGCACAAACGCACGCCGGTTTGATGAGAAGCAATACGACAAAGCCATCAAGGGTGTGGATGTTCTACTGGCAGAACTAGGCGTTCCTGTAGATCCTAAAGAGGTCATCAAGACTATCAAGGAATACACGAACCTTACAGAAGATTCCCATGCGGGAGCTATCCTTGATACGGCCATTAAGAATGGTGACGTTGACTTGATCAAGACTCCTCGCTATGAGATCTATGATCCCAAGACGGGAACTGCCCTTCCGTCTACCTACACATCTAGAACTGCTGCACGCGCTGCTGCGGCCAAGCGTGGTTTAAACGTTAGGCAGATTACAACAGATGCCATCGCTGCCCCCGCCACCTCCGCCACGCTGCCCGAAGGATTTGACATCCGTGAAGGTGCGTTTAAAGAGGGTGAAGCCCCAGCAGGATACGACGTGCTGGCCGGTGACGAAGTACTGTTTAAAGCTAACACCATCGAAGAAGCCAACGCCAAGAAGGACAGCTTTGAGCGTACCCGCGCTGGTATGGCTAACGCTCGTGAGAATCAAATCACGCAGTTGAACAACGCCATCGAAGCCAGCCAGAAGCGTTTAACCACCATGGAGGCTCAAGGCAAAGGTCAGACGACTGGTTACCAAAAGGCCGCCGGTAAGCACGCCAAGTTGGTTGAAGACACACAGGCAAAGATTGCCGCCCTGACAGAAGAGATCAAGAAGTTTGATCCTAAGGTTACTGCGCTTGCAGTCAAGCCAACAGGCACTAAAGCTATTGGCCGTAAAGGCTATACCGTGTTTGAACAGGGTCAGGCACGTGCTACATATCCATCCCGTCAGGCGGCTGAAGAAGGCATCTTGGCCGACATGGATGAGAAGCAACTGCAAGAGTTGACTCAGCAACAAGGCCGTCGGGCAGTAGGTAAGAAGGCTCAGGCTGAACTGGAACGCAGAACTGCACCCAAACCTACAGAAGGCAAGCCTGTGTCTGAGGTTCTGGAAGGCATTGAAACTGAAGCCAAAGCCGCCAAGGCAAAGGCTGAAGCGGCCAAAGAGACACCCGGCCTCAAAGAGAAGATGGCGGCTGTCGAAGCCCAACTCAAACCCATCCTCGAAAAGTTTGGCCTTGGTAATGTCAAGCTAAACCTTGTTGAGAAGCTGGACTCAGAAGGCTCCTACAACGAGAGCCTGATTAAGATTGCCTTGGAAGAAAAAGAACCAGTGCGTATCTTGCGCCATGAGGCTTTGCACGCCCTGAAGGATTTGAATTTCTTTACGCCTCAGCAGTGGAATGCGCTTGAGCGCATGGCGAAGAGCGAGTGGACTGACAAGTATCTGAAGAAAAAGATTGTCGAGCACAAGGGTGAGCGCATGTCTGCCTATGACGCTTATGTTGACATCTACAACAATGACATGGCCAAGGTTACAGAAGAAGCCATTGCTGAAGCATTTGCCGACTTTGCCAACAACAAGCCACCAGCAGGAATGCTGGCTGCGCTGCTTAAACGTTTAAACGACTTCTTCACTGCGCTGCGTAATGCACTGAGCGGTGCTGGCTTCCAGACTTACGAAGATGTATTTGGCAAGATTGAACGTGGCGAACTGTCCCAAAAGCCAAGCGCATGGAAGGCTAACGACAAAGTTAAAGAGGATGCGGTCAAGTACTCCATGAAGTTTGGAATTGATCCGTATACCTCTGAGGGTCAGATCAACGTTCCGCTGGATGGCGACAACACACGCTTCTCCATAAAGCAACCCTATGATCAGAAGAAACTGAGCAAAGACGAGACATTAAAGAACGACCCAATTACAGGTCTGCCTTTAAACGCTAACGGCACAGTGACGTTGTACTACCCAACGACCAACGAGTCTGCCAGAGATCTTGCGGCAACCCGTAAGCTCAAGGGTCACTCGCCTACAGCCAACCGCATCTACTTGACCAACGAATCTAGTTCAGCGGCTATTGAAAACAAGCCCGGTATGATTGATCAGCCTGTGGGTGGTGCAAACGTATTGCTTCAAGTGGATCCATCTGTGATCCATATACTGGAAGAGTACCCAGATGGCCGGAAAGACTTCTTTATCCCAATCGCAGAAGGCAAAGCGTTTGAGAAGAAGATGGCTCAGACCAAGCTGTTTACACTCAATGCGCCGCGTACCAAAGGCCTGCATCCTGACCGCACTCTGAAGCAAGTCACGACCGCAGTGAATGATGCGGCCACTAAGTGGGCTAACTCTTCTGCGGCAGATCGTCGCATCATGGCACGCAACGCTAAGGATGTGCTCCGTGCAGAGCACAACATCAGCCGCTTGTTTGGTGCTAACTCCAAGTTGGAGAAAACCAACATCGGTGAATACGGCCTTACTTACAACGGCAAGAAGGTCATGTCTACAGGACTTGGCTTTGCGTCTGCTCAGAAGATTAACGATGAGCAACGTGCTACCACGTGCCCTCAGTCAGGCATCTGCGAGGACTTGTGCCTTGGAGAAACCTCTGGGCAGAACTTACTGTACGGTGGCGAAGGCCAGTGGCGCTCAGGCCCACGCCTGTCTCAGTACTTAAAGACTGAAGCTCTAGTGGTAAACCCTGAGGCATTTGCTATTGCCATGATCAAGCAGATTGAATCATTCCGCAAAGCAGCACGAGATTTGGATTACCACCCGGCTATTCGTTTAAACGTTACCTCTGACTTCAACCCCAGCACGTTTGAGAACATCATCAACATGTTCCCTGATGTGACCTTCTACGACTACACAAAGCTAGATACCAAGCCAATTGCACCTAACCATCATTTGACCTATAGCTCAACTGGTGCATCTCAGGTTGTTGGTAACAAGACGATCTTTAACAAGTTCTCTAACTGGGATCGCATGGTAGACAAGATTCTGCCTAGCGGTCGCAATGTGGCTATGGCGTTTACAAGCCGCTCATCCATGCCTAAGTTTGTTAAGGACGAAAGAACTGGCAAAACGTTTGAGGTGTGGAATGGTGATGAGTACGATGCCCGCTTCCTTGACCCAGTCAAAGAGGGCGGTGACGGCTTGATCATTGGCCTGACTAACAAAGACAACACCACCAAGCCTGAGGATGCGGCAGAGAAGCACAATGGTTTCTTCCTTGATTACGATCCTGAGCGTGATGGCGATACATTGGTTATCCCCAACCAAGAGAAGCTAAAAGGCAACCAAGGTCAGCCAGTCACATTCTCTAAGAAACCACGGTTCAGCTTACGTCAAGTTTCTTTGACAGAGGATGAACAACGCTACTTTGATGCTGTGTTTGACAACAGATCTGACCTTGCAGAACTGCGTGATTTTGTTCCATCCGCTCAGTACGCCATCTCTGATGACTACATGACATCTAAGTTTGTGCTGGACACCAGAGACATGGACGGCTTGAGTGACTACTTAAGCGAAGTCTCTGCCTCAGGTAAGAAACAATATGGTGGCGAAGGCGCATCTAGTTTGCCTAGATCTTTTGCCAGTGCAGGCAATGCATTCCTCAACAAAGCCCGCAAAACTGCCGAACCTAAAAAGCCGTCAGTTAAATCAAACGAAAGACTAAGCCTGCGTGAAGCTCCTAATACCCCTGAGTTTAAACAGTGGTTCAGCGGCAGCAAGGTGGTAGATGAAGATGGTAAACCGCTTGTTGTTTATCATGGCTCACCAGATTTCAAAGGTAATGCATTTACCGGCAAAGTTGAGCGTAAGAACAGGGCGGGTAATGTAGCTGGTTATTACTTTACTCCATACGCAGATGAAGCATCTGACTATGCCGCAGACAGAAAGACCAGACAATACCAAGAAGGTTCACAAGTTCTTCCTGTGTATTTAAACATCAAGCGGCCTTACATTGCTGGTGAAAGCCGTGTCACCCCCGCCATGAAGGATGCGTACCTCCAAGAGATGATTGCATCTAATCAGCACATGAGTAATGAGCGTGCGGCAGAATGGGCTAAAACTAAAGTTCCATTCTTTACGGATGGTAGATTGCCTAGTGCTGATGCTTTAAACGGTGATGGCGATGCCATGCAGCGCATCCTGAAAGCTGGAAACTACGATGGCTTTAAAGATGGCAGGCATTGGGTTGCTTTTGAATCCTCACAAGTTAAATCTTCTATAGGCAACGTAGGTACATATGGAAGCGGCAATCCCGACATTCGTTATAGCTTACGTGAAGCACCCGATACGGCTGAGTTTAAAGAATGGTTTGGTGACAGCAAGATTGTGGATGCAGATGGCAAGCCTTTAGTTGTTAGCCACATTTCCAAAGCCAAACCCACTGTCTTTGACAAGAAGTACAAGACAGACTTATCTAGCATGGGCTTTCATTTTGGAACTAAAGAGCAAGCTGAATTCAGGGGTACTCAGTACGACTTTGACTCGCGCTCACCAACGATGGGTGACTACTACCTGTCAATCCAAAACCCGTTAGAAGTAAGCCACATGGCATCGTATGCGCCTGATCATCTAGCAGATCAGATGATGGATATGGACTTGATCAGCGTGGAGAAGTACGACTCATTTAGGGACAAGTACAGCAGCGAACCAGAAATTGGTGCAGCCCTTGTCAAGATTCTCCAAAAAGCTGGTTATGACGGGCTTGTTTACAGCAACGAAATGGAAGGCGCAGGCAACTCGTATGTGCCATTTGAGTCAACGCAAATTAAGTCTGCCACAGACAATACGGGCGCATACAGCAAGTACAACCCTGATGTGCGCTACAGCCTGCGTGAGTCCACTGACCCGGCAACTGTTAATCGTGTAAACGCAACAACCACCACCCGCGAAGAGAAGGGTTTTGCCGATCGCATCACTAAAGCGTTCAGCGGAGACTCCTTCTCTGTACTGCGTCAGCAAGCTTTAAACAGATACCAGCGCCTTGCTGAGTACGATAAAGAGTTAGCCAAGCGGATGGGTGGCGTGGCTTTGATGGCTGATGTTAGTGCTGAAGCGGGAGCCTTGCAGTCTGACTTGGCCGCAGGGGTTACCGCATCTGTCTTGGGTGTACACGACCGCAACGGTGGTATTCCTGTGTATGCCAATGGCGTGACTAAAGCTTTCAACGACAATGGCAAGATTAAAGGCCCAGTGGCTATCTTTGCTCCGTTGTCAAAATACAACGATCCATACATCTACCAGCTTTACCAGTTCTGGGCTGCTGCACAGCGTGGTTCTCGTTTAAACGAACAGGGCAGGCCAGACATCTTTACGGATGAGGATTTGAGGAAAGCCCAGCAGTTGGAGAAAGACCATCCTGAGTTCCGTCAGATCCAAGAAGAATGGACAACGTTTAACAATGGACTGGTTCAGTTCTTGGTAGACACAGGAGTTCTGTCCGAGGGCGACAAGGCAAGGTTCACTGAATACTCCGACTACATTCCTTTCTATCGTCAGATGGAAGGCGAGAAGACCATCGGGCCAAACTTGTTCCAGTCTATCTCTGGTGTTAAGAAACCTAAAAAGCTTGGCGAAGGCACAGACAAAGCACCTCTAGCCGATTTCTTAGAAACTGTTGTACGTAACACGCAGTCTTCCATCCAGATGGGCATGAAGAACGTGGCGGCGCAACGTGCAATTAACGTAGCCATGCAGATCGATATGGCTGAGAAGTTGCCACCCAAATCTAAGGCGGGACTCGACACAGTTCAGGTGTTGGAAAAAGGCCAAGTCGTTACCTATCAGGTAGCAGACCACATGTTTATCGAGGCTGTTAAGAGTTTAAACATGCCTGACTTGCCGTTCATCGGTCTGTTGTCTGGCCCGGCCAACTTCCTAAGGAACATGGTTACTAAGGATCCCGGATTTATGTTGGCTAACATGGTTCGAGACTCCATGGCGGCATACGTAACGAGCGGAGTCAAGATGACTCCAATCGCAGATACTGTTAGGAACTTTGGCAAGGCCATGGCTAACACATCGCCAGAGTACGAGGCGCTTTTAAACGCTGGTATCTTGGGCGGCTACGAGTTTTCACAGAACATCGAGACAAGCGCTGAGGCGTTTGAACGTGAGCTTAAGAAGAAGTACGAGGGTAAGTCTACGTTCCAACGTATGCTCAACCCCATGTCTGCGCCTAGGGCTTTGTGGGATGCCTTAGAGAAAGGCACAACCGCATCTGACGCTGCCACGAGGATTGAGGTGTATAAACGCACCCTCGCAGAAACCAAGAACGAGGCAGAGGCTTTGCACCGTGCGCTTGAGGTAATGAACTTTAACCGCAAGGGAAGTTCTGCTGTGGTGCGTATCATGACAGCGGCCATCCCTTTCTTAAACGCCCGTATGCAAGGTCTGGACGTTCTGTACCGCGCTGGTATCAGCCCGACCTTCCGTCAGCTTATGTATGGGGAAAAGCCTACGGATAGAGAAAAGTCAGTGCAGAAGGCTTTCATTGTCCGTGGCTTGACCATGGCCGCCCTGTCAGCCATGTACTGGACTCTCACCCATGACGATGAAGAATACAAGCGTCAGGAACAGGAAACCAAAGATAACAACTGGCTGATCCCATCCTTGGGTATTAAGATCCCTATCCCGTTTGAGATCGGTGTGATCTTCAAAGTCATACCTGAGAGGCTCATGGCTTTGACCTTGGGTGAGGATACGAACAAAGACTTCATGGAATCCATGATTCGGAATCTGCGTTCGACACTGGCCATTGACTACTTGCCGCAGGCCATCAAGCCGTTCGTGGAGACAGAGACTAACTTCTCCCTGTTTACACGCAGACCTATTGTTGGCCAAGGTCTTGAGGGTGTTGCCCCGGAGTTCCAAGTTGGCCCCGGAACCTCATCGCTTGCCGCTACCTTAGGTTCTACCTTGGGCATGTCGCCTATGAAGATCGACCACTTGATCGGTGGCTACACGGGTACGATGGGTATGTACATGGTCAGCGCCTTGGATGGTGTTATAAACATGAACACCGACACGCCTGTTGCGTCTAAACGCTTTGAGCAGTTGCCACTCATCAAACGCTTTGCGTTGGATCCAGAGGCCAGAGGTACGGTCACCAGCTACTACAACCTCAAAAACGCCACGGATGAAGCTGTACGAACATCCAGCTTACTTGAGCGCACGATGGACTTTGAGGAACGTAACAAGTACATGCAAGACAACATCAGGATGCTTGCAAACAAGGATTACATCCTTGACCTAGAGAAGACCATGAAAGAGTTCCGTCAGATGCAAGTCCTGATCCGTAGCTCTAGGATGGATGCCGATGCCAAGCGAGAGGCTCTTCTGAGAATCAACCAAGCTCAGAACGCCTTAACCGCCAACATCAACATGATCAGGGCGAATGTAATGTGAGATGACCCGCCTCGAATAGCCATCCAATGGTCTTTCGATGGGCTTCATCCCACGCATCAAACCTAGCCTGCTTGCCAAAGTCTTTGCCTTGGTCTATGAGCATATGGCATGTGTGGCACAAGGCCGCGATCCGGTAGTCGTGAGCCTTGATGCCCATGCCCTTGCCATCGCGTTGTTGGTTAGAATGGGCGGCTACAACCGTCCCATCCTCAGCCCCGCACCTCTGACAAGGGCAGTCTCGTACAAGGTCAAGCAGTTTCCTGTTACGGTACATCTTGTTTACTTATAAATTCAATGTACTGAGCAATCTCTTTGCCGGTGTAGTCGATGTTGCCGTAGCTGCGGAATCGTTCAGCTAGTCGTTTAAACGCAGCCTGCTGGGCTGCCTGCCAAACCTCGTAGCTCCAGCCTCCGTCGTCTTCGAACGCCTTGCTGCCAACAAAATCGCAGTACTCCTGTTTACACTCGTTCATAGGAATGCCTGAAACTCTGCCAGCTTCTTGGCGTAGTGACGGGCTTTCTCTGCGTCGTCAGTACCCTCCTTGCGTCCGGCTCTCATGGCGTACTTGATGACGTTGCCCTTAAGGAAGCCCACGAACTCCTCAGGTGTTAGGACTGACTCCATGACCTCCCATGGTTGCATATCCATGGTTTTGTAATGGTCGCCATCAACTTGGTAATCATCTGCTCTGTTTATCATCTTCTTCCTTTAGTTTAAACATGTAGTGCTGTGCCGGGAACTTTGCTTTGGTCTTTACAAATTTGCGGAGCCAGTCAGCCCCGCCCAGTTCTTGAAACATCAACCACTCAAGGTCAGACATACGCATGTTACGTGGCTTAAGTGGCATAGGTGGCTTAGGTCTGGGCACGCTTCATACTCCTTACATAAGCGGCAAAGCTTGACGTAGTGTCGCCACCGTTTTTCATAGCCTCAAACTCCTTAGCCACCTCTTCCAAGGTGTTGTTCCTAATCTGATTGCTTACAGGATCCAGTTGCTTCATGATCATCTGCCGCTTGCGCCATCCCAGCGCACGCTCCCATATGTTTAAACGCTCTTCAATCATGCTGCCTGCCTTTCTTCGTTATCTGCCAATATTTTCCCAAGCTTGCTAAGGTAAATGAGTTCGCTTGTCTCTTGATCATCCTCAAGCATTGTTGATGCCGCCGTAAACGTTGCCGCCGTGCCCGCTTGAAGCCTTGGTGAAACAACGTGGCATTCATAGCCTGCCCACTCAAACTCCTGTAAACCACGGATGTGTTCTTTAACTACCGTTGTTTTGTCGCCATACTTTCGTTCATGCTCCTTGACGTAATGCACAATCTTTTTGGCTTGGCCTGATGGTGTCCGGATGCTCTTGTCTCTGTCCTTGAAATAATACGGGGTCTGGTCATTGTTTACGCCAAAGGTTACGCGATCACCGTTCTTTTTGACAATAACATTCCAACGGTTTTCTCGCTCTGACCACCAGTCGTGTGCCGCAACAAAATAGTTCTGAGCAATAACTTTGCACTCCTGAATTGATCTCTCTTCATCTTCCAGATACTCTGCCGGACTCCAAGATTTTTTATAAAAAACGGATGATTGGCCGTTTGCCTTGCGGGAGTTTGGATTTTTTGCCGGAACTGTATGCGCTATGGTTCTTAGTTCATCGCAGAAACTTATGACCCCCGTCTTTTTGTTGACGGTAATGTACATATTGACCCACAATAACTTGCCACGGTAATCAAAAGACATTCCAAATTGGTACGGAACACCAGATGCCTGTGATACGTGCCAAGGTAGCTTTTTCATTTTGATAGCAAATACAAATTTTGCAAAGAATTTTTTCTTAGTATTTATAGTTTCTTCGCACGATGCAGAGATGCACATGATTGCCGGTAGCGGCTTAGTTACATCCACCACTTTAGTCTCATCATCCCACGACACTAAGAATGGATTTGGCACATGGACACCAAGCTTCTTTAGGCCAACAACTGAATCCTTTGGGATCCAAGATCCGCTCATGGTTGGAAGCTTTACATTATTAAATGTGTGTTCCAGTCGATCCAGTAGGTCTGAGAAATCCTGTTTCTTTTCTTTGTCGTATTTGCGGGGCTGACGTGGCTCCACTGCTACAGGAGCCTCAAACTTAACCTCAGGTTGAACCTCAGGTAAAACTTTGGGTGGAACTTCAGGCTTAACACTTGTTGTTCTAAAGTGTTTAAACAGATGGTTGATGAAGCTGCGAACTTTGTCTATGAGTGAATATGCTAGGGTTGTCATGCTAACTCCGGAAAGGCTTTGTCTACCATTGCTTTGATCTTCTCGTTGGTGATCCGCTTTTGCTCTGAGGCCTTAATCATGGGCATCACAAACCAACGATACCTATTGTTTGCTTGCACTCTTGCGAGGATTAGGTGTTTGTTTATTCTGACTTTCATTTGGTTTCCTGTATTCCAATACTTCGTTAAGTAAACGCTCCATCTCATCAGCCGCCATTAAATGAAACGGACTAATTGGTTTGTGGCTTGCTATTGAACGCATCATGCCGATGGTTGTTCGTGCAGTTGTTTCACTCAAGGGCTTCATGTGTTCTTCTCCTTATTTATTTAGTTCGGCCAACATTTCGTCCGTCAGTTCTCTGACTCGCAGCAACGCGGCTTCCATGTCTGCCTTGTGTTTAAACTCACGTGTAATGGCCAGCTTGATGTTGGCCAGTGTTGCGTACATGTCTACACCCTTCAAGGCAAACAGCAGTTGAGTCTCATCGTCAGGATAATCAAACTCCAAAACAGCTTTTGACTTCATGGCGTGTAAACATTCATGATGAGCACAATCAATATGATTGCCACTGAGCAGATACACGTCCAAATCAAATCTTCGTCATGCGGTGAATTGCCTAATAGAGTGGATTGAACCCACAGTTCCTCAGGCGTGACCTCAGGAGCCGGTTGCTCATACATGCATCCAATCAAGACCTTGCCAGTGTTATACGGTGTCGTTTTCATGAAATCTCTCCAACATAAGTTCTGTAATCCAAAATCCAGCGGGGTTCTTTGACATGCCTTTGGCAATCATTTCGTCTGGTGTGCGGCATCTTCGGTCTTTGCCATGCTCTCCGGTTCGATGTCTGTCAAAGGCTTTGTTGCTGTTGAAATATTCATTACAGCCAGTGCATTGATTCCTTGATCCACTAAGTTTCATTGGGAACCTCTAATCTGCGTTCGACCGAAAGCTCTTCGATAATCAGTTCAGCAAATGATTTGCCTGACGGGAACCTCATCTTGGCCGCATTGTTTTGATTGACCACGGCTATGGCCTTCTCAATCCCTGCGTTGAACCCTGATGTGTATGGATCCCCAGTGGACAGGCGACTGTCAATCGCCTCCCGAATCATTTGAGCCATCGTGATCTTCTTAAGCTTTGCAAACTTCTTCATGCGTAGATGTTCGTCTTCCGACACATACGTCATGAACGGTTTAAACTTCTTAAAATGGGTCATCAATTACCTTCGTTTTCTCGTATGAACGGATGAGTAAATCAAACTTAGCTTTGGCTTCTACATTGCCATGAAGCTCCGTTCTTGATTCAATACCACAGCGTTTAGACAGCAAGTGGGTTGCGTCTATCTCGTTGTCGCATGACAAGAACTCTTGGAAGTCAGGGTCACGGCAAAGCATTCCGGCCTTTTGAACTCGGTTGTCGTATGGCGTGGGTGACTCATCATCTTGGATGCGAACCACCGCACAGGCATACCTCGCCCCAACAAAGTCACGCAGAATCTCTTCCGGTACTTCGTCAGGGTGCAGAGCAAGCGTCAAGATAAAACCTGTGCGGTCTTGCTTGAGCGCTACCTTACGGGCTTCAAACTGTAGTGCCATCTTGTTCTTTGATACCAAGGCGTGACTCAAGGTAAGAGATCACATACTCAAGGCCGTTGTGGTGAAGCTTCAGTTCTCGGTTGTGCTTCAAACATTCATTGGCTCGACGCTCTTGAAACTCAGCAGCATTTTTCCATTTATCAATCTCGTTGTTTAAACGAGTGATCTCTTTACGCAGCACGTCTTGACCGGCAGTGGGTGGTGTAGCTACCGGCTTTGCCTTTTTAACTTTTACCTTATGCAACACTTGGTACACATAAGCAACCGTTGCGTTACATGCATCCGCAATTTTATTGATGGGTGCAGAAGGATTGGCTTCTTTAAACTCTCGTATTTGTTTTGCTTTGTTAATCATGATCTCTCCTTAGAATGGGACTTCGTTGTCATCGACAGGGAATTGTTGGGCTTGGTTCTCATGGCGGGGACTGCCTTGCTCTTCGGGAACAAAGCGGTTTACTTTCAAGGCCAAGTAGGTCTTGCCACTGGTTGGGCTGACGTTCTTCCAACCGGATAGCTTGATGATGGTCAGGCCGTTCTCGGTCTTGATGGCCGTCATGTCCTTCAAGTTAAGGGCGATCGTGCCTGAGTAGTCAGGAGACAGGGTAGTCTTCTTGACTGGCTCGGCAAACAGATTTCCCGAATCGGGGCGTGTCTCGAAAGGTTTCTTTGCGTATGTACTCATTTTGTTTCCTCAGTTAGTTGTAGCTTCAAGGTTTTGAAGCGGCTTAAGATCTCCTCGTACAGAGGAGGGTGCGTTTCCTTCAGCGAATCAAGCTGAAGTTCATTGCTCTTCCAGTAGCTGTTTAAACCTGCTACTGTGGTGCAGTGGGTCGTCCACTCAATCATTCCTTCGGTAAACAACTTACGGCTCTCATCAGACGGATCCCATGTAGTGGGCTGAATCGTCTTCTTAGGCGCAGTCTTGGCAATGATCTTTTCGTACTTCGGCCCATCTTCCTTTTTAGTCAATTCGCCCATGGTGGTAGGGGCATCGTCTGACTGCGGAAGATCGTCTCCCGAATAGATGTACAGGCCAAGTCCATGCAAGGCAAGCGCTTTGGTCATGCAACGCATGATGGCCGTGTTGACTTGGAAAGCGTCAGGGCTTTGGATAGGTTGGTTACGGTGGTTCATCACTGGCAACATGCATGTACGGCCTTGGCCAAACATAGTGACGGTGACCCATACCATGCCTGTGCCGTTGACATCCATGTAAGGTTTGTCAGCGAACGTGTGGACAATGAATGATGCAGTGGAGTCGGCCTTAAGAGCCTCAGCCCATGCCCACGCCCATGAAAGGTACGTAAGGCCATTCTTCTTTTCGGTGTGCTCGTTGACGTTAAGCTTAAGTAAATCATGCGGTGACATTGATTTCTCCTTGGTACTGTTTACACCACTTGCTGACTCCACAGAAATCTCCTGTGCAGCGCTTGGGTTCTCCTTGGCGGGTTTCGACATAGCCTTTTTCCTTTTCTGCCAACTCTGTGGCTTCTTCTATGGTTTGAAATAAACGGATCGCAGACTTGCGTCCTTCTCTCTTTACAGCAAAGACGGTTTCGCTCATCCATCTTTCCTCATCGGTGCAAGCCTGTAGCTCCTCACCAAACTCATGATTCACCTTGGCATTGCGGTGCATCTCTAAACGCTTACGGACGTAGGCCTCTGTGGTTACAGAGTCCCACATTGGGATGTCAATCATCACGGCCTCAGCTTCGGGATAGTTGTCCTGAGCAGAGTGGGGCGTGTAGTCTTTGATGATCGCGCAGATCTGCAAGCCCTTGACTGGCACACGTTTGACCGACTCCACAAGCCACTTGTAGATGTTTAGTTGAATCTCCCAGTCATCTTTGTTACGTGCCATAGCTTGCATCACTGACCAAGCCTTGACAAACTTGTAATCAATGATCACTACCCCGCCCTCGACTTGTTGTTGCAGATCAATCGCTCCGCTGATCACCACGCCATCGACTTCCGTAAAGATGCGTTCCTCGTTGGTGTAGCCCTCACACTCTTTGGCCTCAAGCTTGCCGTGCATGAATGTGCCTAGCTGAGATGCGATCAGCTTAGTCACGTCAATCTCCATCTCTGAATCGTACTGTTCGCGTAACCTTCTAATCTTTGGTGGCGACATTAACTCAGTAACGCTATACTGTGAAGCGCCTTTACTGTAGTAGTTACGTGAGACTAAAGCCACTATGGGTGCGGGCAGATTCTGTTTGTTGGTTATCTTCATCTTCTCTCCAAGGTTGTTTATGAATCCGAACTACAATGATAGTGATGTTACATCAGAATTGCAAGTGCTATCACAAATTATTTTTGGTGAGCCAGCTTCGAAAGCAAATTCGAGGAGGGTTGTACGCTTCGGTGGTATGTCTAGACTGATTAAGTCTAAGAAAGCATTAAGTTACTCTGATGTTTTTAAACAACAGTGCAAGCCGTTAGCTACACTAATGACAGGGGATCTGCGGATTACTCTGCATATTTATTACGCCTCAAGGCGACCCGACTTGGATGAGAGCCTGATCCTAGACCTGATGCAGGGTCTTATATATGAGAACGATCGTCAGGTTAAAGAGAGGCATTGCTACTGGGGGCTAGACCCTGAGAACCCCCGCACAGAGATGATCATTGAAAAGATCCCTGAGGTAGCGCCAAAAAAAGGCCCCGTCAAGCGAACCAGACGGGGCTAATCTCAACAAAGGCAACTGCTGAGAGGAGAGAGAACCTTGATTATAAGGAGTTTCGTCAGTTTTGTCAGTTCCGTTTTCGGCTTTTCCGAAGAATTTCGGCCTGCCGGGTTTGCTGGTTGGTGTTTAAACGCACCAAAATGCTCCGCCGGGTTCACCTGCTGATGTTTAAACGCACCCGCCGAGACGTACCTAAAACCCGCCGAGACGTACCTTAAAAAATATTTTTGATACCGCTTGACACAACCCAATTAGTTGTGCTTATAATTCAATCGTTGCCGTAGGAAGCAATGATTTAAAGCCGTTACACATGCTCTCGCCCTTGGTCTTTACCTTTGGGTTCCTACCGAGGGCAGTTGTAACGGCTTTTGTCATTTTGAGACTAGGACTGTGCAATGGGTTAGCGCCATTGTGACTTCCTTTCGTTTTGAAACACACTGCTTTATGTGAAGCAGTCCTAGTCTCACCCCCTCCTACGACAACTCGCAAGCGATGCGGTACGTCGGTGGTCGCCTGTTAAATACCCTGTTACACGAGCAAGCCAAAGCAGGGAGCGTGGGCGAAACCTAGAGCGCGGTGGTTGAAATAGTCTGGGTTAGTGCGAGGTGATGACATGGCTCCGAAGGGGAAATCACAGCACAGTGCGAACTTTGGTTATGACCACGGTAAGGCTGTGCTTTGTTCAAACATTCACCAAAGGGGAAAGCTAGAGGCTTATAACAGGGAGTACAGGCGTGTATATGGACACCGAGGCAAGGATTAAAGCATTAAAAGCAGGGATACAGGCTGAACTAGACCGCACCGCAGACAGTGATGTGTTCAACAGTAATCCACAACGCAGAATGGAACTGGAGATTGCATTATTGGAGCAAGGATGTCAGGTTGATCAGGATGAGCATGGCTTGCTAGTCAACCGAAAATTCATTGTGGCGGTGTCTAAATGTAAATGGTGTGTTAAGGGCAAATACGTATGGTATTACTACAAGGACATACCAACGTTCGTAAAAAAATATGTAAGGAGAGAACATGAAACAAGATGAAATTCTAGAGGCACTGCACAAAGTGATCCAAGAGAACAAGCATTACACAACGTGGACTGTATCAACGCCACATTTAGTGGCTTTGGTTAAATTAGCCATTGAGCAAGAGCGTGAGGAGTGTGCAATGATTTGTGAAGCAAGAGCGCGGGATGATCGTGTCTCTAACCATAGGCGTGTTGATGCGGCACTCCTTGCAGAGCGCATCCGAGCAAGGGGATAAGCATGAAGCAACGTGTTTACACGATAGGCGTAGGAGATCAGGTCAGGCTGATTCGTGCATCCAACCGCAGACAAGCGATAGCGCATGTGTCATTAGGGATTATGACAATACGAGTCGCCACACAGGAAGATATTATTAACCAACTAGACAAAGGAGTACCAATAGAGAACTACACCGCACCTGAGCAAATTGAATTAGAACTTTAATTTTCAACATAGGAGAGAAGCATGGAACAAAAATCATTATTTGACAGAATATTTGGTACAGCACCGCAAGAGATGGTGCGAAATACTGATCCGGACACTAGCGTAAGCGCGGCCAATTCTGTAGACTCAACTCAGCTTGAAGCAATGGTCTACGAGGTCATTGCCAAGTATCCAAATGGCTGTACGTCCGACGAAGTCATGAGACATTTTCCCCATCACGGTGTTCAAACCATATCACCTCGGTTTGCTCCTTTGATACGCAAAGGTTTCATTGCCGACACTGGCGAAAGGCGTAAGGCCGCATCAGGTAGATCGCAACGAGTGATGAAAGTGATTAAAAATGACTAGGGATTACAAACAGGAATACGCTAACTACGATGGCACTGAGGCCGTCAAGAAGAAAAGAGCGCAGAGAAACAAAGCCCGCAGAATGCTTGAAGCAAAAGGTGTGGTGCACAAGGGAGATGGCAAAGACGTTGACCACAAAAAACCTTTGAGCAAGGGTGGGACAACGGTCATCAGCAACTTACGAGCGAAACCGGCTGCGGCCAACCGTTCGTTTAAACGTAACCCAGACGGCAGCATGAAATGACTCCTGCTTTTGTGGATCAATTCCACTTCAACGAGTCAACGAGGGTAGCTTGCCCTTATTGCTCGACAGAACGCAAGAAGGCTAACTCAAAGGACATGACCTTAACCCGCAAAGAAGACGGGGCGGTCGTGTTCCACTGCCATCATTGCCAGACAAGCGGCTCAGTACAACCACAACAGGAGAGAAAATTGTCAGCAGTTCCCAACCCAACGATTGTTTCAAACAAACTAGAGCGTTTACACTACGACTGGTTACAGCAGCGGGGCATTTCACAACAGACAGCAGACAAGATGAAGCTGTTTGCATCAGAGAAGTATTTTGGTAAGTTAGGTCGAAGCGCAGATGCAATTGGCTTTCCTTACTTCCGCAACGGTGCATTGGTCGCGGCCAAGTACCGATCATTCCCCGACAAAGACTTTACCCAAGACTCAGGCGGTGCTCATGACTTCTTTGGCATTGATATGGTCAAGAAGGGTGAGCCTTTAATCATTGTAGAGGGGGAGATAGACTGCTTGACCCTCCTCGAACTAGGCATCGAGAACGTAGTGAGTGTGCCATCGGGTGCTCCGATCAAGGTGGCTGATGGTAAGGTCTTGCCGTCCGAGGATAAGAAGTTTGCCTATGTATGGAACGCAAGAGAGATCATTGATGCCGCACCCTACGTAGTCTTAGCCACGGATCAGGACAACGCAGGGCAAGCACTCGCAGAAGAACTAGCCCGAAGGATCGGCAAAGAGAAATGTCGGCTGGCCAAGTTTGCCAAGAAGGATTTAAACGAGGTACATCTTGACGACCCGGCACGGACTGGTGAGGTGTTTAAAGTCATAGACTCTGCCGCTGCGTATCCGATCTCAGGAATCAGCGATGCTGGGACGTACTTTGATCGTTTAAACGATCTTTATACAAAGGGCACGGGCAAGGGGTTCTCAACAGGGTACTCGTCGGTCGATAGCGTTTACACAGTCGCACCGGCACAACTCACTGTTGTAACGGGCTACCCTTCATCGGGTAAGTCCAACTTCATTGATCAGATCATGGTCAACCTTGCACGTGATCATCAGTGGAAGTTCGCAGTGTGTTCATTTGAGAATCAGCCTGAGATCCATATCAGTAGGCTCATGGAGATCTACACCAAGCGTAGGTTCTTTGAAGGCAAAGACAGAATGACGGAACAGGACAAAGACATAGCGTTTAAATTCGTTAAGGATCATTTCTTGTTCATCGATACGAACGGAGAAGAGCCAAGCACGTTGGACTCGATACTTGAGAGGGCACGTGCGGCAGTCAAGCGCATGGGTGTTAGAGGCTTAGTCATTGACCCATATAACTACATAGAGTTACCCAAGGGCGACGGCACAGAGACTGCGGCCATCAGCGATATGCTGACGAGGGTTCAGAAGTTCTGCAAGGCACATGACGTTCATACTTGGTTCATCGCTCACCCATCTAAGGTGACCCGACACGGAATGGAGCAACCTCGCCCCGACGGAATGTCGATTGCGGGATCGATGGCGTGGTGGGCAAAGACCGACTGCGGATTGACTGTCCATCGCAAAGAGCACCACGTAGAAATTGCAGTGTGGAAATGTCGCTATCGGTGGGTGGGTACACAAGGGGAAACAACAATGCTTTACAACAAAACGGCAGGAACTTACTCGGAGAATCTAGATGCCTTCTAATCGTTTAAACAAGGGTGGCTCATCTGGTGAGCTTGCAGGTGAGCTGGCCAGCTCAAAGCGTTTAAACACTCCTGAAGCTCCAGCTCAACTTCAGGACTATCGTTTAAACATACGTGAACATTTTAATCAATACGGGGATGGGGAATTATTATTTCTGTCAGAGCCTGAGTTTGATGCGGCAATCGTTGGCATTTCTGAGCGCATTGGTATGCGTGAGGCCGTGGTCTACGATATATCTAAGATCATTGATGTTCTATGTGAGCGGGACGGCATGGATCGGGACGAGGCCGCAGAGTATTACGAGTTCAATATCCGAGGGGCTTATGTGGGTGAGCGTACCCCCATGTTTATAAACTTGTTAGACGATTTAATTTGGTAAAAAAAAGGGGGCTAAATGCCCCCTGTTTAAACGTCCACAGCAGCCAGCAGCGGACAGCAGCGACAGCGTCACCTGTTTAAACGTGCATAAAAAGCTGCACGCATGATTGAATCGTATTGACCACAATATCGGGGCACTCGATGTTGTCCCATCTTATAAACTCGGAAACTTTTAGGCGCGGCAAACGTGATGTAGGCCTCGCCAATTTCTATGAAGCGTTCATGATTCATAAGATCTATTATGTTTCCGTGTTTGTAAGCGGCTTTGAGAAAATCGGGTGCATGATGGGTTATTGCTTTGACCTTGAACATCAATGCACTTCGCCTGATGGGGGACGCATCATGCGTTCCATTTCATACGTAACACCCACCACCTCCAACATGTCCTCTTTTGAGACATCATTCGACACGGCCAAGGCCACCGAGGCTTTGACAAGTAGGCCAAGGGTTTCCTGTCCGTCTACGTCATTGCCTCCGATCCATTCAATCAGCCCCGCATAGGCCTTGTAAATGCGTTCAAAGTCTTGGTCTTTTGGGGTTCTAATCTTCATGGCTTTTCTCCATGTAAGCCACCAAGGCCATGGCCTCAGCGTTGCCGTGCATCTTCTGAATGATCTCGAACATTTGAGGGGCGATCGCTATCAGTCGGGCATTCGCCCTCTGAGTCGCTATGGGAGTGCCCTTGCTGAAGCAGTCGGCCACGATCGGAATGCCATGGTCGCCCTCATATCCCCAAACTGAGTTACTGGTCTTGAGGCCTCGACGGCCAACAGTCCAAGGGTGCGATGTAATATGTTTAAACATCATGGCCTCCAATAGAATAGGTCAAGCATCAGGACAATAAGTCCCACCAAGAGCAGTACTCGCTCAAGCTTTTGCCATCGTGTGTGCATCATTCTTCCCCCCTTTGTTTTTTTGCATATAAGCAAGAGCATTTTTTGCCTCTTGAATATCGTTGTACAAGTGATCAATCCATGAGCCGTCATCAATATATCGATCAGCCGACATGGCAAGATCACGTAAGGCCGTGGTCAGCCATTTAATTTTTTGTGCGTCAGTCATTGGTCACCTCATAAACTGAATCAATAGACCAGTCACCCCCCACGCCTTGGTCTACAGGGATGAACGCGCCTCCGTCCATGTCTTTGGCGATGTCATAAGCTTGTTCTTCGCTCTCAGCCTCTACGTACTCAAAAAAGTACGTTGTCAGCGAGGCAATCACTTTGTAGGTTTTCATGTCCATTGCTCCACGTCAGTTACTGTTAATTCAGTTACAAGCATGCCCTGTACCTCTACCTTGTCGAGGGCTGAGGCTTCGGCCTCTTCCCTACTAGCGGCATCAATAACCACGTCCACGTAGCCTTCAACGGCCACTGACACGGTGTAAGTCTTGAGGCGCGGTCGTGCGCTCTGCTCATTGGCAACCCAAAGCGCAGAGTAATGATTGTCTAATCCGTCCATGGTTTCTCTCCTAGTGTTTAAACGCTTATCTTCTACTACGGTCATGAGGGGTAAGCCCCCCTCAGGCGGCAAGCTTAAGCTTGGTGAATGTGACTCGGCCTAGGTCATCGAGCGAGTCGATCTGCACGTGGTTCGGGTAGACGTGCGACACGTCAGCATTGATGCCGATGCCGATCGTTGTCACCCCTAGTCGGGCGGCTGATGCCACTTGAGCCTTGGCCTGACGTATGTCGCCTTGGCCGTCCGTCAGCACAAAGCAGAGCCGCCTCTGCTCAGGCCGCCTGTAGAGCATGTTGTGCACGTGCGCGAGGGCGGTCGCGTCATCTGAGCCGCCCATGCCATCGATGGACTCCAAGAGGGTGATCGCCTTTTTGTGATTCATGTTCCAAGGCTTAAGCACTGACGTGTAATCGTCGAATGTCACAAGGGCAGTCGCCACTTGAGCCGCGCTCAGGGTTTCAAGCAGAGCCGCGCACGTAGGGGCGGCTGATGCCATGCGGGTTGTGCGGGGTTGTCCGGCCTTGCCCCTGATGCCGTCATACATCGAGCCGGACACGTCAAGCAGAATGACCACGGCAGAGTCGATTCCCTCTTCCTCATATCTGCGCTGAAACAGATTGGGGCTGATGGAATGCTTGGTCAGTGCCCGAACGTTTAAACGGCCTGACTTAAGGTTGCGCTCGAATGATTCGGTCGCGGTGTTCTCAAACAAACGCTTAACTTCATAACGTAATTTGGCGGGAATCATGATCAGCCTTTCAAGTTAAATTTAGGAGAGTCGCCCACGTGGTACGCATCACGTGCCAAGCGGAATTGTGCAGAGTAAGTGCCTGTGGACTCAGTGCCCTTAGGGGCGCGGTTCTGAGGCTCTACGTTGGCCGCATTCACGCGCACTGGGGGACGTGCTATCCCACCCCCGCCCTCGCCTTGATCGTCGCCCTCAGCCTCGCCTTGGCCGTCTCCTGAGCCTTCGCCCTCGGCATCGCCCTTGCCCTTGTCGCCTTGGCCTTGGTCGTCGCCATCGCCTTGGCCGTCTTCGCCCTCACCCTCACCAGTGCCGCCTTGGCCTTGATCTTCGCCCTCTTCGCCTTCAGCGGGTTCGCCATCATCACAGGGCTGACCTACGTCTTTGCCCTTGGGCTTGTCACTGGGCTTGCCACGTGGGGGCGGCTCAGGGTTAACAGGCGGCTGAGGGGGTTGCTCTTGGTCTAGCATGTTTAAACGCTCATACACCCACACGGCCACGGCCAAGGTATCGAATGAACTAGAGCACAGGGCAGTCCGTCTCACGGCCTCTTCAAAGATGGGCTTCAAGCCCTTGGCCATGGGCACTTGCACTGTCGCGTGGGGACGTGCATACACTGCAAGCACAAAGGGGTATTGCGCGGGATCTGACCAGTCGATTTTGTTGCCATCGCTTTGAACGTGGTCAAGGGCTTGCGTTGCCATGTCATCGATGAGAGTGCCGAGCAGTTCAGCAATGTTGCCTGTGAGTCCCGCCTTGATGGCAGTGGACTCGATCCAAGCGTCTTCGATCGCGTTGTGCAGTGCGTCAACGTATTGGCTATTGGCACGCACGTTGAAGTTGGTGTACTTGCGATGCAGTAATTCATGGATCACAAAGCCAACATACTTGGCGAGGTCTTTGCGAGTCATGATCGCGTCATCGCGCACGTTGGCGAGGCGAATCTTGCCCTTGGAACTGATGGCGGCAGTTTGAGTGCCTTCGCACCATTCGATGGTCACTGAGGGCAGTGTCAAAGCGGCACAAACCTTGTGCCCGAATAATTCAACGGCAGGGCGGAACTCCCAACCAAAATAAGTGTTCTTCATGTTTAAACGCTCCTATTAAATTAAAGTGCTGATCAGCTTGGAATCGATGCATGAAAGCTTTATCGACTCAAGCACTGGGGCTGACTCAGAGGGCTGACGTGCGGCCACGGTTGTCTTCCAAGCCTCATCTACGGTCATTACCTTGACGGCTCGAATGAATGACATTACAGAGCGAATCGAGGGGGCTTCTACAATGTCGCCTGTCTTCGCCTTAGCCCTCGCCACATTGATGGCCTTGAGCACGTGTTCAGCGAGGCGAGGATCGCATCCAGTGCGATTGACCACGGCCTTGGTTTCCAAGTCAAGGGGCATGAAAGTAAACGGCACAATGCGGCTAAAGCGATCGAGGGTTGCCGAGTTCATGGGGGTTGTCCCCGCATAACGGCCTGTTTCATCGCCATTGCCGAATGTGTTATCAGCCCCAAAAATCATGACACCTTGTGCCTTGCGATGCGTCATGCCGCCATAGTTCACCACGGCATCGGCCTCCAAAAAGCCGTTCAATGTGGCAAGGTTTCCCGCATTCGCAAAGCTAATTTCATCGAGCAGAATCACGGTCGCGGGGCTGACGTATGCCTGTAAAAAGTCGCCACGTTTAAACACACTCGAACCATTTTCCAAGGCCTGAGCACCCGCGTAATCGTCGGCAGTGGTTTGCTTGTGAAAGTTATAGCGCACGTAGGGGCGGCCTGTGCGGCTTGCCCACTGGGCGGCACTTTGACTTTTACCAGTGCCTTTATCGCCTCCCATGAACGTGTTTTCGCCAGTGTCTTGAGACAAAATGAAGTGACGCAAAATGCCCTCAGTCCACACAAAGTGAGGATCTACAGGCGGGGCATCGGGTGCGTTGTAAATGTCAACCATCATGGGGTCGCCCTTCATGTCGCGCAGATCAATGCCGAACACGTCAAGACAGGGCTTGCGATCGATGACATGCACCGATGCCATGGCCGCGACTGTCGCATGTGAGCCAGTGGCTTGCACGGCCTCATTAAAGGGCTTGAATGCATCGGCCACGGCCTTGGTCACTTGCGCTTGGATCGAGGCGGCATCGATGCCCTTGGCGGCTTGCTTGCCCATGGCCTTGAGGTCATCGCGCAATTCAGTGATCACGCTCTCAAGGTTTCCGGCCATGGCCTCGGCCTTGATGCCAAGCTTTAGGGCATCGAGTGCCACTTGCTCGGCACGTGATGCCACACTCCCCACGGCTTGCACCATAGAGGCATCGACTGACTCAGTCGCGCTGATGGCCGTCTCAGGGGCGGCTTGAATCATTTCAAGGGTGATGCTACCCGCGATAACCATTTCAGCCAGTGCCTCCATGGCTTCGGTTTTGTTGGCCATGGGACGGCCTTTGAACTGGAGCATTGCCCCATTGAGCACGGTGTTTTTGATACGTGCAATTTGAAGCTTGAGGGTTTGATTTGCAGTTGCCATGATGTTGACTCTCCTATGTTTAAACGAGGGCTAAGGTATCGCCACAGGGGCAGATGGGTAGGCGGGGGTTGCCGTATGAGTCGAATGCCCACTTGGCCGTCAGGCGAACAGTGTAGGAACATGAGGGGCAAGAGGCCTTCAACATGCGAGTGCCTTGCGTCTTGCGCGATGACATGTCAAGGGCGGCATGAGGGTAGTCGCCTAAGCCCTCGATGATTGACCCATAAGCGGCCATGAAAGTGGGTGCACCGACAGTCGCCTTCCAAGTGTTCGAGGCGGGAATCAAGAGCATGGCCTCAGCCAGTTTTTGGAAGTTAACACCGTGGTTCATGCACCCCTTGGCCGTGTGGCAGAGTTCATGAATGAGCACGTCAAAAACACGTGCGGGGTTGTCCAGTGTGGGGCTGATGAAAATTTCATAGTGGCCGTCACTTGAGCGGGTGTCAGCCCAACACTCGCCAATTGCCCCTGAGCGTTTAGCATTAGAGGGCAGAGCGCATGACACGCGAATTGCCAATGGCAGTGTGTGGCCGTTGGCTGAGAATGAGGGGCGTAACTCCTCGACTGCACTCTGTAAGTAGGTTTCTCTCTCAGTATGAATAAGCATGATGTAAGCACCTTTAGGTTGCATGCCGAATTTGGCATGTGTGCATTTTAGGGGCATTGATATTGTTTACACAAGCATGGCAATATTTACTTGACTAAGTTGTGGGGTTATTGGATTGGCATGGTTTTCTAGGCCATCAAAAAAGAAATCAGGCGTGCGCGTGCGCGTAGCATGATGCGTGCCAACGGTCATTTTTTGGCCTGTTTTTGGCCGTGGTTTAAAAACAACAAAACGTCTAGGTGCGTTTTTTTTGAGGGGGTCAAGGGCTGGGTAGCCACTTCGGAAAACGGACGCTCAGAGAGGCCTTAAAATCGATTCTAGAGGCCATAGGGTAAACCCTGATTTTGTGGATAACTACCCCTGTTTTGGCCACTTTTTGTGTGGATAACTTTCGGGCTGGTGTGGATAACGTGGGAAAACCCTTAGTGCACCAAAATGAATAACTTTGTGGATAACTTGTTGCATAATACGAACAGTTCATAACGTGGACTAAGTGAGCATTTATTGAACTGGTCAGTCACAAAATGGAGGCGGTGTTTATGAGTAAGACTACAAAGGCTGAGTATCGAGAGGCCTTGGCCGAGGCCGAGGGGCAATGGGAGGATCAGAGCGCAGAACCCATGAGCGAAGCGAAACAGTTGGCTGATGCTCTAGCTAAGAATGCACCTAAGCCTAGGAAGCGGAGAGACGGACTACCAGTAGCAGGGGAGCACAAAAGAAGCTTGCCGTTGTCGCCATCTGCGATGGCATTCGTGCAAGGGGTTATAAGAGGGCAAAGCCTCAGGCAAAGCTACCGTGAGGGCTTCAAAAACTCGACAGGGAGCGATGCATCTATATCAGCCAATGCCAACAAGCTGATGCGTGATCCAAGGGTTCAAGCACTGCTCAAAGAAGCTTGGGGGGAAACCATAGAGCACTTGGTAGATGACATGGTTGCATCTAAAAGGTATGTGCTCAAGGGCTTGCTTGCACTCAGTAAAGACAGTCAACCAAGCACACAACTTAAAGCACTGGAACTAATGGGTAAAGCCTGTGGCCTGTTTACACCTAGTGATGTTCAAGACAAAGCGCCTGTCACTGCTGACCAACTCAAGCGTGAACTTGCAAGCCACTTGCGTCTACTCAAGGGGGATCGGTCATCGGTGCAAGACGTGCAAGCCACCGCGTTTAAACAGCGCGTGACGTGATGATGCCCCACCCGTTTGATGTGCGTGGACGTGCGTCACCCACCGCCCCCGCACCCCCCGCTGTAGCCGCTGACCACCCGCCCGTCTATTACGCTCTATTCCACTCTTCCATACATCTCCCACAGAACACCCCCCCCTATCCAATCCAAATCCAAACCCCCCACCCTATATATATTTTCGTTTAAACACTTGCGAACGTTCTCATTATCGTTTAAACTCACATCAATGACCGAGCATAGGCAATTAGTACTAGATTTCATTCGGGCGTATATTCGGCTCCATGGCGTGCCTCCGTCCTATGAAGTTATTGCCAAAGGAATTGGATTGAGTTCTAAGTCGAATGTGCATCGCATCATTCATCGCCTTAAAGAGGATGGCCACCTAACGGTTCGTCCGTACAAGTTCCATTCCATTAAGCTGGTGGATAAGTCTGTTAAAGAAATGGCTGCGTTATGAGCCTACTGACCCGCAAAGAGATTGAGCTTTATTTGACGCTTGCCGACACTGCCCCTCCCGCAGAAAGAGCCAAGGTTCAGAAGCTCCTAGAGTTTGATCGGGTTGAGAGATGCAAAGAATCCTATTTGTTCTTTGTTCAGCAGATGTGGCCTATCTTCATCTCTGGCAAACACCACGCCATAATGGCCGATGCCTTTGAAAGGGTTGCCCGTGGTGATCTCAAGCGCCTGATCATCAACATGCCGCCCCGGCATACAAAGTCTGAGTTTGCTTCTTATCTGCTCCCGTCGTGGTTCTTGGGTAAGTTTCCTGAGAAGAAGATCATTCAGACTGCACACACCGCAGAACTTGCTACAGGCTTTGGACGAAAGGTTAGGAATCTTGTCTCTTCAGAGAACTATCAGAAGGTATTTGATACAAAGCTATCGAGCGATTCAAAGGCCGCCGGTCGCTGGAATACTCACGTGGGTGGTGATTACTTCGCTATTGGCGTTGGGGGTGCTGTCACAGGTAAAGGAGCCGATCTTTTAATCATTGACGACCCTCATTCGGAGCAGGAAGCCAAGCAAGGCAACCCTGCGGTGTTTGATAATGTCTATGAGTGGTTCACATCTGGCCCTCGCCAGCGTTTACAGCCGGGTGGAGCCATCATTATTGTGATGACTAGGTGGTCGAAACGTGACTTGACCGGCCAGATTCTCAAAAACGCAGGGAAAGATGGCGTAGATCAGTGGGAAATCATTGATTTTCCGGCAATCATGCCGTCTGGAACGCCTTTATGGCCAGCTTTTTGGTCAAAAACAGCGCTAGAAGCGCTAAAAGCTGAACTACCAGTCGCTAAATGGGAGGCTCAGTACCAACAGAACCCCACATCCGAAGAAGGCGCAATCATTAAGCGGGAACAATGGTCTATCTGGGACAAAGATACACCCCCGCAGTGCGATTACATCATCCAAAGCTGGGACACGGCCTTTGAAAAGAACAACCGCGCAGACTATTCTGCCTGCACTACATGGGGTGTCTTCCAACACCCTAACAAATCCGGTGACATGAGGCCAAACATCATCCTGCTAGATGCGTTTAAACAACGCATGGAGTTTCCAGAGCTTAAGAAAATGGCTTTGGAGCTTTATCAAGAATGGGAGCCAGATACATTGATCGTGGAGAAGAGAGCCGCAGGTGCTCCGCTCATCTATGAGATGCGTAAGATGGGCATTCCGCTTTCTGAGTTTACACCGGGCAAAGGAAACGATAAGATCTCGCGTGTAAACGCAATCTCCGATCTGTTTGCTTCAGGTGTTGTCTGGTGTCCAGAGACTCGTTGGGCTGAAGAAGTGATGGATGAACTGGCCTCCTTCCCCAATGGCGATCATGACGACCTTGTTGACTCCTCCAGCCAAGCTTTGATGAGATTCCGTCAAGGCGGGTTCATTTCCATCGATTCTGATGAGCCAGATGAACCTGTATATCGCAGACGCATGGAATATTATTAAGGACTCAAATGAGTATCGACAAAGCAATCAGCCAAGCACCTATGGGTCTTTCAGACCTCCTCGAAGACATCGGCGTGGACGTTGAATTAGACGATCCCCTCATCATTGAAGAGGAAAGCGTTGAGATTATTCTAGAACCGGAATCAGAATACGACAGCGAATTTGATGACAACCTTGCAGAAATCCTTGACGACGGTGCTTTAGGCAAGATTGCCTCTGAGCTTGTAGAACTCGTAGAAGCTGACATAGCCTCCCGCAAAGACTGGGCAGAAAGCTTTGTCAAAGGCTTGGAAGTCCTAGGCGTTAATTATGAAGAGCGTACAGAGCCATGGAATGGAGCCTGCGGTGTTTACTCTACAGTCCTGACGGAAGCTGCGATTCGGTTCCAATCCGAATCCATCATGGAAACCTTCCCTGCCGCTGGCCCTGTTAAGACAGAGATCATCGGTGCGATTGACCGCCTGAAAGAAGAAGCAGCCGAGCGTGTGCAGGCTGACATGAACTTCAAACTTACGGAAGAAATGCCTGAGTACCGCCCAGAACATGAGCGGATGCTGTACTCCTTAGGTCTGTCAGGCGCAGCATTTAAGAAGGTTTACTACGACCCAGCTATGGAGCGTCAAGTCGCAGTGTTTATTCCTGCCGAAGACATGATTGTCCCGTACGGTGCTTCTAATCTCCAAAACGCAGAACGTGTGACCCATGTGATGCGTAAGACCAAGAATGAAATGCGTCGCCTACAGGTGAGCGGTTTCTATCGGGATATAGACTTAGGTGAGCCTGTCCAGCATCTCTCAGACATTGAGAAGAAGAAGGCCGACCAACAAGGTTACAAAGCCACAGACGACGACCGCTACCAACTCTTGGAAGTCCACGCATATTGGGACTTAGAAGGTTTTGAAGATACAGATTCTGAAGGCGAAGAGACAGGCATCGGCCTACCTTATGTCATCACGATTGATCGTGGCACAAACAAGATTCTTGCCATCCGCCGTAACTACCTAGAAGACGATGCTAAGAAGACCAAACGGCAGCACTTTGTAGACTACTGCTACATCCCCGGCTTTGGTTTCTACGGTATGGGTCTAATCCACATCATTGGTGGTTACGCCCGTGCAGGTACATCTTTGATCCGTCAACTGGTGGACGCAGGTACGTTAGCTAACTTGCCCGGCGGCTTGAAAGCACGTGGTGCTCGTATCAAAGGCGACGACACACCTATCCAACCGGGTGAGTTCAGGGACGTTGATGTTCCAAGCGGTGTCATCAAAGATAACATTATGATGCTGCCTTACAAAGAGCCAAGTGGCACTTTGTTAACTCTTCTAGATAGGATCACAGAAGAAGGCCGCCGTCTGGGTTCTATCTCAGACATGAAGATCTCTGACATGAGCGCCAACGCTCCGGTCGGTACAACTTTAGCGTTACTTGAGAGAACATTGAAGACCATGGGCGCAGTGCAGGCCCGTGTTCATTATTCAATGAAGCAAGAGTTTAAACTGCTCAAAGGCATCATCAGGGACTACTCTCCCGCTGAGTATGAGTACGACCCACAAGGCAACGACCGTCAGGTAAAACAATCTGACTACGACATGGTCGAGGTCATTCCTGTATCAGATCCTAATAGTTCCACGATGGCTCAAAGGATCATGCAGTATCAGGCTGTGATCCAGTTGGCTCAGGGTGCTCCGCAGATCTATGACCTGCCTTTGCTGCACCGCCAGATGATTGAGGTTCTAGGTGTCAAAAACGCAGACAAACTGATCCCCGGCGCAGATGACCAAACGCCTAAAGATCCGATCAGTGAGAACATGGCATTCCTCAACGGAAAGCCAACTAAAGCATTCATCTATCAGGATCAAGAAGCGCACATTGCAGCGCACACTGCGTTCATGCAGGATCCAATGATTGCAGCCCAGATTGGCCAGAACCCAATGGCACAGAAGATCCAAGCCGCAGTGATGGCTCACATTGCAGAGCACTTGGCATTCTTGTACCGCAAGAAAGTTGAGGAGCAGGTCGGTGTACCTCTGCCCGCTCCAGACTCCAAACTACCAGAAGACGTGGAAGTGCAGTTGTCCCGTCTGGTTGCCCAAGGCTCCGCTCAGTTGCTACAGCTTAACCAAGCTAACCAGCAACAACAGCAAGCCCAGCAACAAGCACAAGATCCTATGGTGCAGATGCAACAAGCTGAACTCCAGCTTAAGGGTCAGGAAGCACAGACCAAGGCGCAGAAGATTGCCGCCGATATTGAACTTGGGAAGGCCAAACTCGAACTTGAGAACAAGCGGATCGACACGCAGGCTCAACTTGATATGGCTCGTATGCAAGCTCAGGAAAAACAAAACAACCAAAAGGTTCAAGTTGACCTGTTTAAACGAGGTAGCTAATCATGGATGGAGATCAGGCTTTTAAATATCTTTTATCTGATCTTCGGGAGAAGGAGAAAACCCTTCTCGAAAGTCTTGGGGGCGGGGCAGCTAATGACTACCCAGCCTATCGAGAGATGTGCGGCCAAATTCGGGGTCTACTGTACGCACAGACTTTAATTGTTGACCTTGTTCGAAAACTTGAAAGATATGAAGATGACTGAATACGATGTCAGTGCAGTTGATTTGTCGGGCGTGCTCAACAAATCTGGTGAGGAAAAGGCCAAACAAGTGCCCGATCCCGCAACATATCACCTCCTTTGTATGCTTCCGAGAGCAGAAGAAGAGATGGGTGATAGCGGAATTTTAAAATCCGCAACCATGATGCACCACGAAGAGATTCTTTCTCCCGTGTTGTTTGTGGCAAAAATCGGCCCAGATGCGTTTAAAGACGAGAAACGATTCCCGTCAGGAGCGTCATGCAAGGTCGGAGACTTCATCATTACCCGCCCTAACAGCGGTACAAGGATGAAGATTCATGGTACTGAGTGGCGTTTGATCAACGACGACAGCGTAGAAGCGGTAGTCCAAGATCCTCGCGGCATTCAACGTCCTTACTAAGGAGAAACCATGGCTGAAATGGAAAAAACAGAATTTGAGTTTCCCGATGAAATCGAGGCAAAACAGAGCCGTTTAGGCAGCAAGGTCGTAGAGCCTGAGCCTGAAGAAGTCAAAGAAGAACCTGAGATAGAGGTTGTCGATGACACACCGGATGAGGACAAGGGCAGAACGCCCATGGAAACTCCTCCGCAAGAGCCAACAGATGAAGAGTTAGCCGCTTATTCTCAAAAGGATCGCAACAAACTTCGTGAATTTACCAAGGGTTATCACGACGAACGCAGGGCCAAAGAGGCCGCGATACGCGAGAAAGAAGAGGCAATTCGCATTGCTCAAGCAGTTTATGAAGAAAATCAGAAACTGAAGAACAACGTACATACCAGTCAAAGCGCTTTACTGGAGCAGGCTAAGAGGGTTGTTGCACAAGAGGTCAAGGAAGCCAAAGACCGGTACAAAGCTGCATATGAGTCAGGTGACGCAGATGCTCTAGTGCAGGCTCAGGAAGATATGACCACCGCGAAGATGAAAGCGGAGCGTGTAAACAATTTTAAGCCTGCCCCTTTACAAGAGGAAAAAACTGTTGTACAACCCGAATATCAGCAAGCACCCCGCGTTGATACCAAAGCTGTTGAATGGCAAAAAACCAATAAATGGTTTGGTACTGACAAGGAAATGACCGGATTCGCTCTGGCGGTGCATGAAAAGCTGGTTAACGATGAGGGCATGGATCCTCAGAGTGACGAATACTACAGACGCATCAACGGTAGATTGCGTCAAGTGTTTCCAGATAAGTTTGAATCTGGTGAACCCGCTGATACGACGCAGCGTAGGAAATCAAACGTTGTTGCTTCTGCGACACGCAGTGTGGCCCCTAAAAAGATCACATTGTCTGCCTCGGAAGTGGCTATTGCCAAGCGGCTAGGCCTTCCTTTGGAACGCTATGCTCGTGAGGTCGCAATATTAAGAAGGAATGAAAATGGCTGAACAAATTCGTGAAAAAAGAGCTACAGAGTCCCGTGCAAGTTTTGAGCGTCCTTCGAAATGGATGCCCGCTTCGTTGCTGCCAGATCCCGAACCAGAAGCTGGTTGGGCATTCAGGTGGATTCGCCTTGCTACTCTAAACAATCCTGATCCGTCAAACATTTCTTCAAAATTACGCGAAGGTTGGGAGCCTGTTAAAGCCGCAGATCAACCCAAACTCCAACTGTTAAGCAACCCTAACGGTCGTTTTCCAGATGGAATTGAAATTGGTGGACTGTTGCTTTGCAAGACCCCGACTGAGTTTGTTGACCAGCGGAACGCCCACTACCGGAAAATTTCCGACGGGCAGATGCAGTCAGTGGACAACACCTACATGCGCGAAAGCCATCCTAAGATGCCTTTGTTCAGAGAACGAAGCTCTGAGGTAACTTTCGGAAGACGGTAATTAAATTTTTTGGAGACTTAAATGTCAACTACCAATGCTCCCTATGGGCTACGTCCCATCAATCGTAACGACGGCATGCCTTATGCTGGCGCTACGAGTCAGTATCTGATTGACCCAGCAGGTCTTGGTTCTAACTTGTTTTATGGACAAGCTGTTCTCATCAATGCTAACGGTTATATCGCTTTGTGTACCGCCAACGGCGAAGACTTAACTACTAACAACCTTGGTGGTTCTAGTCTTGGTGCTTGGGGCGTTTTTGTTGGTGCTTCATACATCAACGCACAAGGTCAGCAGATTTACGGCCAGTACTACCCCTCCGGCACAACCGGCGTGGTAACTGCATACGTTATCACTGATCCTAACGTGACTTTCCAAGCTCAATTGGATGGCCAAGTTACTCAAGCCGCTCTTGGCGCAAACACCTTCTTTGCTGCTGTTCAGTCTACTTCTACAGGTTCTACCCGTACAGGTAACTCTACCAGCGCTTTGGAGAGCACAGTTGTAACGACTGCCGCTGCGTTTAAGATCATCGGTTTCGCTTCACCATTGACTGATACTTACACTGAAGTGTTTGTTAAGTTCAATCCCGGCGCTTCCGCTTTCACTAACGCCGTTGGCATCTAAGGAGCTAAATCATGGCTATTTCACGCGCACAACTACTTAAAGAGTTGCTCCCCGGTCTGAATGCTTTGTTTGGTCTTGAGTACACTAAGTACGGCGAAGAGCACAAAGAGATCTACGAAACAGAGACTTCTGAGCGTTCTTTTGAAGAAGAGACAAAACTGTCAGGCTTTGCTGCTGCACCAGTCAAAAACGAGGGCGCTGCCATCGCTTATGACAATGCACAGGAAGCATTCACTGCACGTTACACCCACGAAACCATTGCGATGGGCTTCTCCATCACAGAGGAAGCTGTGGAAGATAACTTGTATGACAGCTTGTCTTCACGTTATACCAAGGCTTTGGCCCGTGGTATGGCTTACACCAAGCAGGTTAAAGCCGCTTTTGTGTTGAACAACGCCTTCACAGGTGGCCCAACATATGGCGACGGCGTTACCCTGTGTAACACTGCTCACCCCTTGGTGTCTGGTGGCGTTAACAGCAACACTCCCGCTACTCCTTCCGACTTGAATGAGACTTCTCTTGAGAATGCCGTTATTCAGATCGCTGCTTGGACAGACGAGCGTGGTTTGCTGATTGCTGCTAAACCTAGAAAGTTGATTGTTCCTCCTGCTTTGATGTTCGTGTCTACACGTTTGCTTGAAACCGAACTCCGTGTTTCTACAGCCGACAATGACATTAACGCATTGAAGAATAACGGTTCAATCCCTGAAGGTTATACAGTTAACCACTACCTGACAGACACCAATGCTTGGTTCCTGTGTACAGATGTGCCTAACGGTTTGAAGCACTTTGTACGTACTCCCATGTCTACCGGCATGGACGGTGACTTTGATACCGGCAACGTCCGTTACAAAGCCCGTGAGCGTTACAGCTTCGGCGTATCTGATCCTTTGGGCATCTTCGGTTCACCCGGAGCCTAATAGGCATCAAAAAAAGAAAGGGGCTTCGGCCCCTTTTTTGTTGCATTGGTTTAAACACAGTGGTATAAACATGGTAATCCGGGCTTATCCGGTGCATTGAACAGTCCCGGCTGACGACATACAGATCAATGCACTTAACTTGTATGTAAGGACACATCATGGCAAATACCACGTTCAATGGCCCAGTTCGTTCCGTAAATGGCTTTCAAGACATTTCTATCAGTGCCACTACTGGCGCAGTCACCGTTGACGCTACGTTTGGCACAGCTACTAGCGTGACTACTTTGGCCGCTACAACTGTAACGGCCACAAATCTGGTTTTTACAGATCAAAACCACCCAACAACAGCCGCTATCAACGCAACGGCTACAGCCACCGCAGCAGAAGTTGCAACTGGCTACATCACTTCTACGTCAGCCGCCGCTACAACCATCACATTGCCTACAGGCACAGCCCTTGGCGCGGCTATTGGCGCTACTCGCGGTACTGTGTTGGAGTTGTACGTTGACAACACCGCTGGCGCAAGCACAGTCACTATGGCTGTTGCAACCAACGGTATTTTGTCTAGCGCTGCTGCTGATACAGCAGGCAGCTTTGGTGACTTGACAATTGCATCAGGTGCAACTGGCCTTGCCCGTTTCACTATCATGTTCTCCAGCGCAACGGCCTACGTGTTCACCCGTACTGCCTAATCAACCCAAGGGGCTTCGGCCCCTTTTTTAAAGGAGATTGATTATGATGCAAACAGACGTTAAGCAAGGGCATTTAAACCAAAGTGGTTTTTTTGTTCTTGGACGAAATCGCGTTAAAGGCATTTCGTTTTTTGGTTCTGGCACGGATGGCACTCTAGTGTTGTTTGATACCGCTTCTGTACCTGTAACGGCTAGTGTTACCTATGCCCGCTCTGGAACAACTGTGACGGTGACAAAGACTGCTCACGGCTTGTCTACAGGCGCTGTTGTTGGTATTCACTTTGACAGCAATACAAGTCAATCAGCAACTGATGGAAATTACACTATCACTCGCACAGGCGCGGATACATTTACGCTAACAGACATTAACACCGGAACAATTACTTCTACTGCGGCTTCGTATGTAAGTGGCGGTGGTCGGTGGCTGATGACTTACGAAATAGACGGCACTGATACTTTTAGTAATGCACCCGTTATTCCGGGCGAAGGTGTGTTAGCTACTCAAGGTATTTATGCACTGATGACTGCTATTGATTCAGCGCAGATTTATTATGGCTAAGAGTCCAGCATGGCAGAGGAAAGAAGGCAAGTCCGAGAAGGGCGGCTTGAACGCCAAGGGTCGGGCCTCCGCGAAAGCGCAAGGTATGAACTTGAAACCTCCCCAGCCGGAAGGCGGCTCACGGCGCGACTCTTTCTGTGCAAGGATGAGTGGCATGAAGAAGAAGCTAACCTCCGCCAAGACAGCAAACGACCCGAACTCACGGATCAATAAAGCATTGAGGGCTTGGAATTGTTAGATCTAAACACCGCTTGGTCTGCCGTCCTGTCCTTAGTGATTGGACTGCTAGGCTACATGATGAATGAAAAGTTCAGGGAGCTGGCTCGTATCAGTATTCTGTTGAACAAAACACGCGAGGAGGTTGCCCGTGATAACGTTACTCAAGCAGAAGTGGATCGCATTACAAACCACATTGACCAACGCTTTAACAAGCTTGAAGCAAAGATTGACCAGCTTATTCAAGCGGGACGATAATGCCAAGTAAGAGTAAAGCTCAACATAATTTCATGGCAGCGGTGGCTAATAACCCATCTTTTGCTAAGAAAGCAGGCGTTCCCACCTCTGTGGGGAAAGATTTTTCAGCGGCTGACAAAGGCCGTAAATTTTCTAAAGGTGGTGATATGAAAAAGATGAACATGGGTGGATACGCATCAGGCGGTTTAAACATGGTCAACAAGGGCGGGAAAATGGTTCCTGACTTTGCTGCTGATGGCGTTGGCAAGATGAAAAAAGGCGGCATGGCTCATGAAGATGTCAAGATGGACAAAAAGATGATGCAGAAGGCTGTGAATAAACACGAAGGCCGTTTGCACAAAGGTCAGCCTATGACTAAGTTGGCTGCTGGCGGCGCATTCCGCAAATCAGCTAACGGGATTGCTACAAAAGGCAAAACCAAAGCAACAATGGTTAAGATGAACATGGGCGGCAAAGCCTGCTAAGGAGTAAATTATGGCTACCAAGAAACCAATGAAGAAGTTTAAACGCTACGAAGGTGGCGGCGAAGTTATGGGTGAAATGGATCCCATGGAAGCCGCTGCTAAAAAACGTGGCCTAGAGATGTCAAATAAAGAAGCTCCTGTAGGCTTCTTTGAACGCATCCGCGCAGGTAACATTGACCAGCCCGGCTCGGAAGCATACAACCGCTTTGGTGCTGGCCGTGGCCGTGATCGCGGTGAATCGGTATCGGTTAATCAACCTATGCCATCCGCCCCTTCTATGCCTGCTGCGTCTTCACGTCCTCTGTCTGACGACATGTATTCAGACTATGGCCCAAGTGCTGGTCGTAGCTCTAGCGAAACCGTCAAGCCTACACGTCAGGTAATGAATAAGCCTACGTTACCTGCTAGACCGCCTGTTGCGTCTAAACCAAAGCCCGAACAAGATCGTATTGGTATGCCTCAAGCTCCCCAGTACGCAGGCCCATTACGTGGTATGCGTAGTGATGCTGGCACAAGCCCTCCTATTGCTACGCACGGTGGCCCTCGTGATGAAGAGAAATCTGCCGCCGCTAAGATTCCCGGCCAATCTGCTAAAGCACCCCAAGGTGAAAAAATTGATTCTTCAGAAACTGGTCGCAACGTTGGCAATGCCTTAATGGCTACGGGTGTAGCAGGTTTGGGTGCTCTTGGTGCATACAAAGCAAAGAAAATGTACGATGCGGCAAAAGCAGCCAAGAAAGCATTAAGTACCAAAAAAATTGGTATGGATACAAAAAAACTTAGCGGCCCCCGCAAAGATTCTGATGTTACCGATGTCACCGCCAAGAAGCGCGGTGGTGCAGTAAAGCAATATGCCTCCGGTGGAATGGTTTCATCTGCGTCTAGACGTGCTGACGGTATTGCCACTAAAGGCAAGACACGTTGCAAAATTTGCTAAGGAAATATCATGAGTCCCGCAGAAAAACAAGCTCGTGAAGAACAAGCCGACCGCAAAATGCGGGCAGCGGCTGACAAAGCCTACAACAAAGAAATGCCAGAGCCAGATACAACATTTGGTAAGCTTGGTCGCAAAGCTGCGGGCGCAGCAATGGCCCCCGCAGGTGCTCTTGTTGGTGGCGCTTTGTTAGGGACACAACCCGGTAGCCCCGGAATTATTGAGTCTGCTAAGTTTGGTGCTAAGAGTATGTATCACACTTTGGCAGGCAATAAAAAAGAAGACGAAGAAGCTACTAAATCGTATTTAGATGCTGCTAAACGTGCTCAAAGCGTCAAGACTAAACGCAACACTGGTGAAAATACAAATCCCGCAGGTGATACATTTAAACGTGGCGGCAAAGTTTCTTCTGCGTCTAGCCGTGCTGATGGTTGCGCCACAAAAGGCAAAACTAAAGGCACTATGATCACCATGAAAAATGGTGGGATGTGCTGATATGTTAGCCAGCCGTGGAATGGGAGCCATCTCCCCCAGTAAGATGCCCAAAGGCAAGCGTAAAGCTCGTCGGGATGATACTGACTTCACGCAATACGCCGAAGGCGGTAAAGTGAATGCGGCTGGTAATTACACAAAGCCCGGTCTTCGCAAAAGGATTGTGTCCCAAGTAAAAGCCGCAGCAACGCATGGTACTGGCGCAGGTCAGTGGTCAGCACGGAAAGCACAGCTTGTCGCTAAAAAATACAAGGCGGCAGGTGGGGGGTATAGAGATTGAAAGCACCACAGCAATCCCTCAAAGAATGGGGCGACCAGAAATGGCGCACCAAGAGCGGAAAGCCGTCAAGTAAAACAGGTGAGAGATATTTGCCAGAGAAAGCAATTAAATCATTGTCACCACAAGAATATGCGGCTACAACCAAGGCCAAGCGTGCTGGTAAAGCCGCTGGCAAACAGTTTGTAGCCCAACCCAAAGCAATAGCAAAGAAAACGGCAGGATTTAGATGACCACTACCGGATCAACGCTTTTCAATATGGATTTCACGGAGATTGCCGAGGAAGCATGGGAGCGTGCGGGTCGGGAGATGCGTTCAGGTTATGACTTGCGTACAGCACGCAGATCAATGAACCTCATGACCATAGAGTGGCAGAACCGTGGCATCAACATGTGGACGATGGAGCAAGGGTTTATTAACCTGACACCGGGTCTTGCTACCTACGCCCTGCCTACAGATACGATTGATCTGTTAGAGCAGGTTATCCGTACAGGCCAGAACTCCTCTTCCACGCAGGCTGACCTAACAATCACACGTATTAGTGTTTCTACTTATGCGACCATACCGAACAAGCTACAGCAAGCACGTCCCATTCAAGTGTGGGTTCAGCGGCTTTCTGGACAAGTTAACCCAACAGATGCGGTCTTGGTTGGAGCCATCTCCTCCACGGACACCACGCTCACGCTTAACACGGTGGTTGGGTTAGCAGGATCTGGTTTTCTGCGTTTAAACAGTGAAGACATCTACTATGGCTACATCTCAGGGAATACCCTTGGTGGTGTATTCCGTGGTCAGAACAATACAACGGCTGCCTCTCAGGCAGATGGCACGGCAGTCTTTGTTCCTCAGCTTCCTGCGGTTACTGTCTGGCCTACGCCTGATAACAGCACGTCTTACCAGTTTGTGTACTGGAGATTGCGCCGGGTTCAGGATGCTGGCGCTGGTGCAGAGACAGCAGACATGAATTTCCGCTTCCTGCCATGTGTAGTGGCTGGTCTGGCGTATCACATCGCCATGAAAGTGCCTGAGTTAATGCCCCGCCTTGAGATGCTTAAGGCTGCATACAACGAGCAGTTTGATCTGGCAGCCGGTGAAGACAGAGAGAAAGCGGCCATCCGCTTTGTGCCCCGTCAGATGTTTATTGGTGGGAGTATGTAATGGGTAACCGATTTGCATCCGGCAAGATAGCGATTGCTGAATGTGATCGGTGCGGCCAGCAGTATCAGTTAAAGAAGCTTAAGACTGAAGTCATTAAGCAGCGTCAGTATCAGTTGTTGGTGTGCCCAGAATGCTGGGATCCAGATCAACCTCAGTTAATGCTTGGAACATTTCCAGTGGATGATCCGCAAGCTCTACGCAATCCGCGTAGGGATACAACGTATGTCACCTCTGGTGTAAACGTTAGCGGTAACCTGTCTGGTGGTTCAAGAGACATACAGTGGGGCTGGCAGCCGGTTGGTGGAGCCAGTTTAAATGATGCAGGATTGACACCAAACTACTTGGTGGCAACGACATTTGTTGGTACAGTAACAATATCTTAAGGAGTTTAAACATGGCTTACACACGATCAGCAGACGGCATTGCTAAAAAGGGCAAAACCGAAGGCAAAAACTTGGGCAATAGCGGCCCAAACCAAAAGGAAATGATGGGCGGCAAGGGTAAAGGTAAGGGTAAAACCAATGCCGATATGCTGTCTATGGGTCGTAACTTGGCAAAGATTGCCGCACAGAAACGAGGCTAATCATGGCTACATTTAGCAAAAAAATGATGGGTAAAGAAGTTGGCGATGCCAAGGTCTACGCTACGCCACACACAATGACTGGTAAAGTCGTTAAAGCTTCTGAGAACCCCGGCAGTGGTGATGACCACAGCGATGCCGGAACAGTCAATATGGCTGTAGGTAACGTGTATCGTCGCCCTGCACCAGCAGCTAAAACAACTGGCATCAAGATGCGCGGTGCAGGTGCAGCGACCAAAGGCTTTATGTCCCGTGGCCCAATGGCTTAAGGTTTAAACGATGGCACTGACATACGCCCAACTTGTGGCTGCGGTAGTTGACTACACGCAGAACACGTTTGACACGACCTCGATCAATACAATGATCAAGCAGGCGGAGCAACGCATCTATAACACGGTGCAGATTGCCAACTTGCGTAAGAATGTCACGGGTGTATTGTCTACCGGCAATAAGTACTTGGCCTGTCCAGAAGACTTCCTGTCGGTATACAGCCTTGCTATATATCCGTACAACTCCACAACGGCCACCGGCACGGCTGGTGCTAAAACTATCGTGGTAGCCAGTACAACTGGCATAGCGGTCGGCCAGCAGGTCACAGGCACAAACATTGGCACTAACGCCATCGTTCGCAGCATCAGCGGAACAACAATCACTTTAACTGTAGCCAACAGCGGGGCTGTGTCCACTACGGTCATCTTCCAAGGCGACTACCTGTACCTCCTGAACAAAGATGTGAACTTCGTGCGCGAGGCATATCCTTTGAGTGCACATCAGTCTGAGCCTAAGCACTACGCTATCTTTGGCCCGCAGTCAGCTAACGTCAATGAACTGTCGTTCATCCTTGGCCCTACGCCTAATGCCAATTACTACGCAGAACTGCATTATTACTATTACCCAGAATCTATCGTTACCGCCCTGACCACATGGCTGGGTGATAACTTTGACTCTGCATTGCTGTATGGCACTCTGGCAGAGGCAGGAACATACATGAAGAGCGCACCGGAAGACGGCATGTACAAGGTGTACCAAGAACGGTACGTTCAGGCTATTGCGCTTCTCAAGAACTTGGGTGACGGCAAGCAACGTGCTGACGCTTATCGTGATGGTCAGATTAGGGTTCCTGTAGCATGAGCATCCTCCAAACCCAGACGACTAGCTTTAAGACAGAGCTTTATACAGCCGTCCACAACCTATCCACGGATACGCTGAAGATCGCCCTGTACACGGCCAGTGCTGATTTAAACGAGGCAACCACTGTTTACACGACCACAGGCGAGGTTACGGGAACTGGCTACGTTGCAGGCGGCGTGGCCTTGACTGGCGTAACCATTAGCTCCTCTGGGTATACAGCTTTTGTAGACTTTGCCGATGTGGTGTTTAACGCATCTGTTACGGCTCGTTGTGCCTTGATCTACAACGTTACTCAGGGTAACAAATCCATTGCTGTGTTGGACTTTGGGTCTGACAAAACATCTACCAATTTCACCATCACAATGCCTGCTAACACAGCGACAGCAGCATTGATCCGTTCTTCTAATTAAGGAGCCTCACATGAGCTTGGACAAAATCACCGCTACCGATCAAGTAGCAGCAATTACAAAATACAACACCATGCCTTCTGACGAGATGGCTATCCACGGTACATACCATGCTATCTGCTACAGCATTGATGGCTTTATCAAGTGGGACGAACCTATTCAAAACTTGGTAACAACTGTTGGTAAGAACTTGACCTTGGACACTATCCTTGGCAACTCAGCCGCTGGCGCAGTTGTGATGGGCTTGAAGGGTGTGGGTTCTGCTAACGTTGCTGATACACAAGCATCCCACGCAGGCTGGTTAGAAGTGGGTGGCACTAACGCTCCTGCATATTCTGGCAACCGTCCTACGCCTTCATTTGCTTCTGCCGCCGCTTCTAGCAAGGCTACATCTTCTGCCGTGTCATTCTCCATGACCAGCACGGGTACTGTAGCGGGTTGCTTTATCAACATTGGCGGTAGCGCAACTAAAGATTCAACCACTGGCACATTGTTCTCTGCTGGTGATTTTTCTAGTTC